TCAATATAACATGAGTTCAGAGCGAAGTGTTCCATTCCTGCTTCAATGGCCTTCGCTATGAGACGCTTTGATTGAGTGGGAGTCATTGTACCATCTACATTACAATGCACGATTGATCCACCTGTCATCAACGCATTAATCTCACCATCTCTCTTCATCTTTTCAGCTAAAGTATGGTCTTCCCAAAGCGAAGTCCATTGATTAGCAAGTAATTCAGGCATTTTAAATTTTCTCATTTTCTTTATTCTCCAATATTTTGTTAAGTATTTAGTATAAAATAGTTACGAGCTGGAATATTGTCTAATATACCAGTCGAAGGAATTGCTTAATCTTCGATACAATAATTACCATCTTCATCAGCAAACAAGATTTTATTCGCTTTTGCTAATTTCGGTGCCATCCCCTCAGCTGGTATAGCTTCAATATTCCAGATCATCTTTTCTTGTTCGGCTAGTCTCTTACACTCATTGTTGAAATATACTAAAAAGTCTTTCATATAGTCAAAACTTGAGTGATTGAATTTGAACTTAAGGATTGCGTCGGCTTCTACATACCCAACGCAACCATACGTACTGAACATGTGGCTCATATTGATCCAACCGTTAGTAATCCACGGTTGTGTTCCGCATTTTTCAAGTTTATGAATGAGTACTCTATGAGCTTTAAGAATTTTTGTCATTTCTTCTACGCGTTCTGTTACGATCTTTTTAAAGTCATCATAAGATTCTGCTTCATATGCACATCTTGAAAAGTCAATAGTTACGACACGATGTGATCCTAATGATACTTGTGAACCACCAAAAGAGTTAACACCAGCTCCTAATTCAAGCATATCAGAATCCGAAAGTAGCCTACAACAGGAGGCAACTTTTGTTCCACTTGAGGAAAAAATGTTGTACTTACTGATGTCTTTTTTCGAAATATATTCTTCTAATTTGTTATCTTTTAAGCATAAATGAGCTTTACCGTTTTCATCTTTTTCTGTAGCAAGATTTACTGTAGTTACTGGGAATGGAAACTGTAAGCCATTACGAAGTGGATCACCTTGATCAAATACATCGATATAGATCTCTTGTAATTCTTCGATATAATCTAATACAAATTCTACAAATGCTTCTCTAGTATTTTGTAACTCATTATCTTCTACTACTGCTGCTTTTTTAGGAAAATACCAGCCATAATTTTCATCACTAATTAAGCCTCTTAATTTCTCTCTATCGAAGCAAGATACATTAGTGAATGGACTTTCTACAGCATTTCTACTATAGTGATTTACTGTATAGATAAACTGTTGCATATGATTACTCATTGATTTTCTTACTTTTTTATCATTACGTAGATCATCTAAAGTAATTCTTTCACGATAAATTGCAAGGTTAGCTATATCGAGGAAAAAAGTTCCTATTGCTACGGCTCCTGCAATATTAAAACTGATTTCACGGATTGTGTCACCTAGTGTTGTGATATAAGTTGCGACGCGATGTGCTGGACCAGAATGTACTTGACCAAAATTGCGACCTTCAGTTACAAGCTTTGAAGCATCGATGCAGTAGCAATAGGGTTTACAGATATTGGTACTGTCGTTTAATGCTAAAGAGAAATCATACATGGATGCACAACACTTTTTGGCTTCTGCTTTACCATAAAGTTCTTTTAATGTCTGATATAAATAGTCATAACCACATACTTTTTTGAAAGGTAACATAGCTTCTGCACAAATACCTTCAAAGTTAACAGATGTTTTATTAGCGTTAGCGTCTACAGAGATATCGTTAACTGTTTGTAAATTACCAAAAGTAAGTTTAGAAATAATAGCAAGAGGATCAAAGTTTTCTTCGCCTAAGCCATGTAATTCCATAATTGAATTTACTTTATTTTTAAGTTCTTCTTTGTCTGTTACACCATATTTTGATTTAATAGATTTGGTTAAGCATTCAATGATATTTTTTCTAGTTCTAGTTGTACCGGCTTGAGCTAGAGTAATATCAACCCATTTATCCATTTCATTTTGATATGGATTTTCTTCATTTACGTTAAACTTTGGATATGTAATTTTAAGTGGTTTTTTATCTTCAGACATCTGTATTAGTTTCCTTCATTTTGATTAGAGTTAAAGTATAAAATTCCATTTTCAGAGATTTTGTTGTAATTCTCGTCGTAGAAATCTTGGTTTGGTGATGCTAGTACGTATTTTTCGTCTGTTTTTAGAGATGTACGTACTGTATTTATATCAAATTTACCACATTTATAATATTTAGCACCTGTTATTCCTAGCTGTTTTACGTAGTCTATAGAATAACCTGTGAAGATACAAATATCATAAGAGTGTGATAAAGTTTGTAGAATGTATTTTGTATAGGGGATGTTGGTTTTATATAAAGGATCGCCACCTAACAGAACTATTTTATTAGTTTCTGCTCTTTTGCAATAATCTACTAATTTTTCTGTAAGTTCTTCTGGTGTTTCTGTATATTCTTGTACTTTTTGAATTAAAGGACTATGACATCCTGGACAATGGTGTTCACAGCCTGTTAAATAGACTATTATTGCATTGTCATCAGGAGATGGATAATCGAGTAAAGTTTCTTCTAGTACAGCTGTGTATGCCATCCTTTTTTAAGTCCTATACATTTGTTAACTGTTAGTTGGTTATAGTTATTGGTTTTTAAGCCTTTTTATAACTATGTATGTATTGTATAGAACATCATTTTATATGTCTAATTTTGATATAAAATTTCCAAGTCTACTAAATATTTTTATATGCTATTTTATGCTAAAAGTATATAATTTTAATGTATTTTTGTAGGTGATTGTTATTATTGTTATTTTTTAGGTTTTGGAGCAACGTTACCTGTTTTATGTATAAAGTTTATAGGAGAAATAATTTTACGTTTAACAAATTCTTTCTTTTTAACAGCCTTCTCTTCGGGCTTGTTAGTAACTTTTTCTTCTAATTTTTTAGTATTTTCAACTGGTATATTTTCTTTTATTTCTATATCTATTACTGGGAGTTTTTTCTTAATTTCTTGTTTAGGTTTAGATTCTTGGTTTAAAAGATCCAATACACGTTTTTCTCTAAATTTTGGGGTTAAAAACACACATTTTTCTGAAATTAATGTATTTGGTTGTTTTTTGGCCTCTGGTGAGAGTTTTTCTTTTTTATTATAGATTGATATATTTTTATCTTTTCGTGTGTGTACGGCTAATACAATGGCGATTTGAAGGAAATCTGTACCAACAATCACTAATAAGATCAAAATTGTTAAAGAATTTTGAAGTTTGTCGTATGAATCACATGAAGTTTGAGTAAATTTACATATGGTAGAGAGAATAGATGCTACTTCTGATTGATTCTTTGATGTTTTTTCTGTAGTATCTACTGTTTCTTGTAAATTTGTATCTGCTTTAGCTAATGCTTCTTTTAATGCTATAGATACTTTATTATCAAGGGATCTTTTTGTATTATTACATTTGTTTTCAGCCCACTTATTTTTATTAGCACGAGCTATACAGTTTTCATAATCCATTCTATTCCAATCCATTGCACTTTTATATTCTTCCTGAGCCATTTTAGCAAGATCTTCAGAACGATTATGTTTAATAACTGCATTATCTGCTTCTTTTAAGTATTTTGCCATATCAATCATAGCTTGTCTAGTAGAAGGAGCTATTAAAGAGTCTAATTTAGCATAAATACCGGCACCACTATAACAAAATAGTAATGCTAATATAATACATATAAAGTATTTTACTACTCTGAGATTAGACCATTCATTTACAGTAAAGTTAAATAAAATAAATCTTCCTAAGTCTATTATAATAAATAAAGAAAGAATAAACATACCAGCTGCTGAAAATAGGTTAGTCATACCTAATGCAGTCATAATTGAACTCATACAGCTTAATATTGCGGCAATAAAAAGCATAAATTGATATTTAAATGGCATAATAAAAAGCTCCAATATAAGCAAGCACTCATATTAGAACTTTTATTTTTCTTATACGAAACAATAGTATTTAATAGCTTTAAGCTGTTCTCATGATATAAATAACACGAATGAAATCTTTAGAAGATGATGGTAATTCTGCAGTATCATGTGTCCAACGCGCGCAAGTAGTATAAGATCTACCAGGAAAGTGTTTTTTTACAGTAGAAATATTATCACTAATATATCCTTGATTTTTAAAGCTATAAATTTCATCCCCTATTTCCATCTGTTCTAGTTTAGTTAATAGAGAATCAGCCGATCGTGGTTTAGGCATTTTTAGTAAAGTCTCCTTATTTATTTATTCAATATTATTGTAATATTATATTGAACTGTATTTTTTAGAATAAATAATCTATTTAAAACTTATAGTATAAAAATAAATCACCATATTCTTTTATTATATAATATGATGATCTATATAAATTGTAAAGCAAATAGTTTATACTGTGCGAAATTATTTTTCAATGAACTCATCTTTTAAAGTTTTAGTATATTTCATACAATGACAAGTAATACTAGTTTTACCGTCTTTAAGATCTTCTTCAGTTAAATATGCTTCTCTAAAAAATCTACACATACAATAATAACTGTTTCCGTCTTCAGCTATGGTCTTAGCATCTTTATTAGTAGGCATATTCCAACCTTTTGGCATACATGGGCATTTAAAATTATGTTTAGCTAAGCCTTCATTAATTTTACTTACATGATCTTCATTCGGATTCAATGTAATAGTATAATTTTGATTATTTTCTAAAATTTCTTTATTCATCTTACAAATCTTTCTTAAAAACGTTATTACAATGTATTATAATATCTTCTGCATTAATTGGTGTATAAGGAGCAGTATTTATTATGTTAGAACTAGTATCAACTCCTACATGTACACATGGAAAGCCCAAACTTTCATAAATTTTATCATAATTATTAGCATTATGAATATGACCATATAAACCTATAACAGATATATCTTTACTATCTTTATTTCTAAATATATGATTTGGTTCAAGAATAGGCCAATGCATCATTACAAAAGTATATACTTTACCATTATCAGCTTCATACTTATATTCATGATAAGTACGCATAGACTGAATCAGATTTTCATTTAATAACCTAGCTAATACTTTTGAACGGTCATGATTTCCAAGTATAACATGCACATTTCCGTTCAATCTCTTAAATATTTCTCTTAGCTTATCTGGATTATTTGCCATAGAAATATCACCTAAATGATATACAAGATCATTCGGTTTTACAACTCTATTCCAATTTTCTATTAAAGCTTCATCATGTTCTTCTATAGTATCAAAAGGTCTTCCTTTACCCATTCCAAGTAAATTTTTATGACCGAAATGAGTATCAGAAGTAAAAAATACATTATATTCTTTCATTAGCAATTTTCCAAATCTTTTATATTTAAAATAGTTGAAGTTGTATATTTATCTTCATTATTGAACAGAGAATAAGAAATACATAATCTTCCACCATCTAAAAGATTTACTTTTTCTAATTCAATTCCTTTTGTAGGGTTATTTTTACCTATATTATTATTCAAGTATTTACTACAAACAGTATTTAATTCTTCTTGTAATTTATAGTATTTATAAATGTCATTTCTATCCATTTTTAATCCTCACATTCTTTTAAATCTTCTTTTTCAAAATCAATAACAAAGAAATATGTACTCGGTTTTGTATTGTCAGTTCTCCATACTTCTAATCCTGCAGAACATTCTTTATTTAATACTAACATTACTTGTTTTGATTTATTTAAATCTATTTCTTCTACTTTTATATCATTAATTTTAGTAACTACCCATTTTAATGCTAATGTACCAAATATAATGGAACAAAAAATAATTAATAATATCTTTAAAGTACTACTCATTTATTACTATCCTTTTCTAAATCTATTTTTAAATCCTTAATTTTTACTAATGTTTTTTGTGGATTAATATTCTGTATTTGTTTATTAAAAGAAGCAATTATACCTATTTCTTTTAATTCTTTAAACGCAGAATCATTCAGACAATCAATTATAAATGCTTTCATAGCTTTATAATCTTTAAATTTAATACCGTCTTTATCTAAAATCATTCCATATTTATCTAATACAGAATTAATTCCATCTTTCATTACATTATTAATGAAATTTATATTAGCCTTTTCATTAGATTGCTTTATATCAGAAGCATTTAAAGAATTATCATATTCATTCTCAATATTATCTGTAATAAAATAAATAGTTTTAACTTCTGTTCTATCTTTAAAATCATATTTTATATAACACTCATTTGATCTATATAATAATAATCCAGGATAAAACATAGAAGAACGATTTATATTAAAAATATCACAAATTTCATAATTACGAATATAAGTATTGTTCCAATATGGCTCTATATCAGCAAGTGTATATTTTAAACGATAACATTTTGTATATTTAATAATTCGACATTTGCCAATTTTACGAGGTTTAGACTTATATAATGTACTCTCTAATGTACCATTACTACGCTCATAACGCCATAACGGTTTATTTATAATATCTAACTTCATAAATTAATCCTTAACATTTTGTTTAAGCATTCTTAATTCAATAGGATTAATAACATCCTCTACTTTATTTTTAGCTAATAACAAAAATTCATTATCTTTTTCTGTTAGTTGACTAGAATTAGGAATAATCCTTAAATATGCTAAACATTTTTGAACATACATAGATGTTATAGGATCATTTACTCCGATTTTTTGACCATATAATATTAAAGGTTCATGTTGATTATAATTATTATGTTTAATAAAACTAGCAGCCATCTCAATACCAGATAAATACGGATATGCTTCTCTATTAGTACAAAATACTCTATCCATATGTACTTTAGTATTATCATTATTCGTTAAGATAACTCCAACATAACTAGTATTACCTTTTTTAGTAGTATATTCATATAACTTCATAATATTTCCTTTATTAATCTACTTTTACTATACTGTTTGGATTATAATCACAAGCTTTTATAATCTGTAACATAAAGTTTTTCCAACTTTCTACAGAACCCCAATTATTATCAGGCATATATTCTTCATATTTTTTAGGATCATTCTTTAATGCACTATAAACAATTAAACATAAATCAGCTACTTCATCAGCCTTCATACCATTAAATTTATTAGGTTTAAAGCCTAAAATAGCTTCACAAGCTTTACTTCCATTATATGTATGATTTATACATTCGTTATTAACTAAAATATCGTAACTCATGATAAAATCTCCTTTGTTATTTATGATATATTATTTATAGAACATTATAAATAAAGAGTAAAACCAAAAATAAAAAAAGAGATTATAGCTTTAATATACTATAATCTCTCTAAATTTTAACTAATTTGAAAGACTTCACGTTAACTATAATATGATTGACATTATTTTCTTTTGATTTTTTTTAATATGCAACTAAAAATAATAAAAAAATCATAATAAAAAAATCGTGGCGAATAATTGTCTTAACATACTTTAATATGCATCATATTCTTTCGTTTTCAGGATAACTAGCTAACTTGTTAACCCAAAGGATCTTTTTCCACAACGAACTATGAAAATTGAATTTAATAGCTACAAATGATATGTTCAACTGTTAAGATGATATTATCAAAACAATTTACAATTATATTTATAACATAAAAATTTAATTTGTAAAGCAAAAAATAAATTATTTTATTAACTTATATACTTTTATTGGCAAAGCTCGTTGAATTGTATCAACGGTTTCATATTTATGTACTTTATCTTTAGCCATAATATACTTAAAAATACGACCGATATCTTTTCCAGCTTCTGCTTCAGGATCTTCGCAGTCACGTCTGTTATGATATTGATAAATATAATTTAATGGAGTATTTTTCCATGTACCAAATGATTTTCTACCAACTAAATCAGGTACAGTAAACGTACTATCTTCATTATAGGCCATACAACCTTTAATAAGACCAAATACAAATGTATCTAATTCAGCTTGTTGAAATTTAGTGAGTGATTCATAAGATGAGCTCTTATTGGCTTCATAACTATTATTGAGCATAATTGCAATCCTTTTTAAAATTAAAACTGTATGTTATAAGATTATACTTTCTAAAAAGAAAAAACCCTAAAGACGAATAACACAACGCCTATAAAATTAGTAGTGGTCTTAACGTACCCACCATGTAGTTTGCAATCACTAACGCTAGCCGTGACCTTCTAAGTTAGGGTGTGAACATTTTTAGCAAAATGGATATCACACTTAACCACTCTCGATAATGTACATCATATATAATAACGCCGCGAACGTTATATGACATACTTCTCATATGTTTTCACGAAACACATTATTATATATAATATGAAAATTTTAATTTGTAAAGCAGAAAATGATTGGATCGAGAGGATGGGATCGAACCACCATTATAACTGCCAAAAAGTTATGTCCTGCCTTTAGACGACTCTCGAACAAATACTTTATTTATATGTATTATGTTTTAAAATTTCAATAATTGTATCATGTGAAACATTAAATTTTCTACCTAATCCACGCGTACCAAACTGTTTATCTCTTGGAATATAATTTTTTCGTATCCATTCAACTTGCTTATTTGTTAATTTAGAAGAAGGATGATCTTCGCCTCTATGAATAGTCACTAAATTATGTTTATATGCATGTATAGTATTTTCAGAATAAGTACACCATTCTAAATTAGTAACAATATTATTTTGTTTATTACCATCAATGTGATTAATACATGGTAAATTTTTTTGATTTGGTATAAAAGCTTTAGCTACTAATCTTGATATTTTTATACATTTAGCTTTACCTTTTCTGCCAAAGGGTTTTAAACAAACCATATGATAACCCATACGTTTATTTAAATAACTTTTTATAATTTTACCAGATCTACCTTTTAATCTACCTAAATTACTAATAAAATATCCTGGTATTTCAGTTTCTTTCCATTCTTCTTTTAACATGATATATATAAATTATTCAAATTAATATTTAATTAAAATAAGTATTACTTTTTGAGTTACATAATTATAAAGAGTGAGCAGGGACCGTATGATGTAATCTCAGTGTATTGCCCACATAAAATGGTGGACGAGGTTTGATTTGCACAAACTCAGCCAAAAGGCGACGGTTTTACAGACCGTTACAGCTCTCTAACTCTGTCGCTCGTCCGCTAAAATTAAAGATTTAATCGGGTGACTCGGATTCCAACCGAGATTATTCATGTTCCCAATACACGTGCCATAAGCAGATTAGGCGATCACCCGATAAATGGCGGAGTGCCTGAGGGTCGAACTCAGAAGACCTTGCGGTCGGTGGTTTTCAAGACCACTGCAGTACCATTGTGCCAACACTCCACCATAGTATTTCATATTTACAATGTGATTAAAAAAATATCCACAAAACTTAATCTGCGGATATTCTACTAATATGATGTTAACTACAATAAAATATCCGTATCAGACCATTGATGGTTGATATTGATAAGAGGATTGATATTTCATTACGTTTTTCATCATATTATTTAGAACTACTTTTTTATTTTAAAAGATGTAAATAAAAACTTTTTTAATTATTTTTTTAGAATTATATATAAATCTCCGATATTTAGTTAACGACTCCTCGGAAGCGGGATATACGAATAATTCATAACGGTTAACTATTTTATTAGTCTTGCTAAAACTAAAACCTTAGAACAAGTTATTCTAACGTAGGAAATGCTAAAAACTTATCAAAACCATTCCTGTTGGACCGTACTATAAACATATAGAATATAGTAACAGCCCTGTTTTATAATCTGTTATCATCTTCCTACAGACCAAGGGAGTTATTATCTTTCAATAACAGAGCAAAATTTTATTTTTTCTTTTTATTTGAAGGAGTAGCTGAAACTTCCTTCTTAGGACCTTTAGTATTACAAGCTGGAGCTCTGCCAACATTCTTGCTTACTGTATTTACTGCAGGACACTTCTTTAAGAAATTACCCCAGCGTTTTTTAAACTGTTGTTCTTCAAAAGTCTTCTTTTTCTCTTCATCTGTCATCTTTTTATTACTTTCTTTCTACTATTAGCACAAATGGTACGATCGACGGGCTACGATCCCGTGTTTTCGCCGTGAAAGGGCGATGAACTAGTCCAACTATTCGACGATCGCATTTTTATAATATTATATATAAAGTTTTTTATATTTGTAAAGCCGAAAAAGTTCATCACTCTTTCTCTTTATAATGTTTTTTTTATATCAATTTATTTAAAAATATAAAAGCTGGTGCCTTCGGCGATGAATCGAACACGCATTGACGGAGTACAAAACCGTTTTCCTACCATTGAAAGACGAAGGCTTATTGGCTGGAGTGGAGGGTTACGATCCCCCGACATCTTGATTAACAGTCAAGTGTTCTACCAACTGAACTACACTCCAACAATGATTTAAGTTTTTGACTGAAGGACTCCTGACTACCTCCAAACTCTTACGCAAATAAGCATATTATTCAGTCACATCCACAAAAGTTAGCTATTCTTTTGTTTATAAGGATGAGAGGATTGAATACCTCCAAATGGATACAGATATCAGCCTGTCACAATACGGTTTGTCCATTTCTTACGTCACTATAGGTTAGCCGACCCATGCTATTTCAACCTTATATTTCTTATTTACTATCGCCTACGCAAACCTTTTCAGATTCCACGTAGCTTCCTTATCTGCTATCAACAGATTATTAGGAACAAGTCAAAAACTTAAAAACTTTTGCATATTCACTATTTAAGTAATATATAGAACTATTTTTATTTAAAATAAAATAGAAAAATATATTATTTTTTATAACTTTTTAGCATCTATTCCAGAAACGACCGGAGTTTTAGAAAAAAGAGAGAGATAAGACGGAGGAACTATTTGACAAATCATTTTAAAATCTTATCTCTCAATTTTATATCACTACCGACGCGATATGAATATTTTATACAATATATAATTTTATTTGTAAAGCCGTTTTTTTCACTTAATCAGGTAATTGAAAAGCTAATATATCTACTACATACTGCAAATTATTAAGATAGTCTTTAAATGTTTCAGGTTTCCAATATGTAAAATTATTTTTCTCTTTGGCTTTGGTAAATATATTCTTATATTGTTTATATATCTTGCAAAATTCTAATAATTCTTTCTTTGTTCTAATTTTACCTTCAGCAATAGCCTCCTGTATTTCAGTATGTGCAATAAATAAACTTTGTTGAGTATATGCTCTAATTTCAGATGGATGATTATAATACGCCCAAGGGTTACTATTAACACTTTTATCATCTGGTTTATCTATACCCTTTTTTCTATCATCGACATGTACTAATTCATGTAAAACAGTAGATAAGTTTTCACTAATATATTCTTGAAAACAGTCTATTGCATATATTTTATCTTTATTAGAAGAATAACCATCAACAGGTACATTATCATCTAATGCTGGAAACATTACGGTAGGTAAGTCTTCATCAATCTTTAAAACTGCAGCACTTACATCTGCTTTAAAACTTTTGTTTGTTAATAAGTAAATAATATCTTTATCTCTAAAGAATACACCTGATAGGTTTTTAAGATTATGAATGTACTCTGGATTTTCTTTTAATAAATTAAGTTCTGACATTAAATCTTTTATTTGATTTAAGATTGTAAGTCTTTGGTTTGTTAATTCTTCGTTATCTAATTTCATAGTATAATATCCTCATTTTTGTTAACTATGAATATAATATAGCGAATAATTTTATAAAAGTAAAGCCAAAAATTTCAATTTCATACTGCTATTGGAAAAGTTACTTTAGATCCATGTTGATAATCATCTAATGAAGCCATTTCAGGCATAAAGTTAAATACAGTAGCATTAGGATCAAGTTTTAATGTTGGTAAGTCATATTGTTCTTCATACCAGTGTGAGAGATTCTCTTTTACTGTATCAATATGATTATCGTAAATATGACAATTTACCATATGTATTGTTACAAAGCCTGGATTCATATTAACTGTTTGACACATAAGTTTTAAAAACAGTGCACAATACATCATATCTGCAGGTAAACCTAAAATTACGTCTGTACTTCTCATTTCTGCTGTTAAATGTAGTTTATCTCCAGCATAAGTAAATGTAAATGCCCACATACAAGGAGGTAAAGCTTGAGTTTCTAGATGAGAAGGATCCCAAGCAGATATTATCATACGTCTATCATATGGATTAGTCTTTAAAGTTTCTACAACATTCTTTAACTGATCAACACCTTGTCCTGTATAATTAGTATCATAATTAATATAATTTGCTCCGAAATGTCTATAATGAAAGCCATAGACATTTCCGAGATCTCTCTCTTTAATCATACCTTCTTTATCAGAATAGGGTACTTTTGTAGGATTACACCATTGATCCCAATAGTTACACCCTCTCTCTTGTAAAATATGCTTATCAGTAACACCTTCTAAAAAGCATGATAATTCCGCTTTACATCCTTTAAATGGTAACGGTCTAAAAGTAAGAATAGGAAAAATGTCATCGGATAGATCAAACTGAAGTTGTTTTGAAACACAAGTTAATACATTGTTACCAGTTCTACAAGGTACTTTCATTCCATTTAATAAAACGTCTTCTACAAGGTTTAAATATTGGTTATCGTAAGTATTATTCATTTTCAAAAATTCCTTTTATGTATTTATATTTTATAATATCTTGAACTGTTTTTTCTTCACGATATTTTTCTCTATTTTTAAGAATTTTTTCTCTTACTGATAGATATTCTTCAGAACCATAATCAAAAGGTATCTTTAGTGCTTCTTCTATCTCTTTTTCTGTATTATCTTTCTCCATGAGTATTCGTTCTCTCTATCATGTATTAAACTTCCTAATTCATACCATAATTCATAATTCCATTTTAATTCCGGAATATGATGTATTAAATTATTATAGCGATGTTCTATCATATGTATTGCTCTGTTTAAAATTCTAATTTTAGTTTTATCAAAGCAACGATATTCTATACTTCCATCTATATGATGTGGTGTTAACCAATTATTTATCCAAGTATAACCGTTTTCTATACCAAAGATTTTATAATCAAGATTTTTAATTGTTTTCATACTAAAATGACTAAGTTGACAAGTATAATTACAATCTCTTTTTAACTGTTGAATAAATTGTTTCCATTCTTCATCATTTTCACAAATATTTTTACGTTCACTAAAAGTTTCTTTAGTAGTTACATATTCAGCAAACGTATTTAGTTTATTACTAAGTATTCTCAGATCAATTTCTTCATCTAAGTAAGGAAAATAACAAAGTTCTGACTTAAAGTCATAAAATCTAATGTCACAATTTCGTATATTTTCTAAAAATCTAGTAAAATCAATTTTCATCTTTATTTAACTTCGCATAATATAATTCTTTAATGTCAATTATTGATAAAGTTTTTAATTTTTCGATATTCATACTTTTCATGAAGTCAACGACTCTTTTAGCTTTATCATTTAATTGATTTTCTGGAATTTGTTTTTCATTAGTAATTTTGTCTTTAAGACTACGCATCCATTTCCAAAAACGATAATGTTGAGTTTTATATTTAACCATAAAACCTTTAGTATCTTCAAATACCCAACCTTCATATAGAATTAAACTACCCTGAGTATCAGCTTCTACATTTTTATAAAATTCTTTAAATGAATTAAAGTCTTTAATTACATATGATTTTTTCTTAACTTTTAAATCATATATATCTGCAAAATGAAGTAATTCATCATAAGGCATACGTTTACCTTCAAAAGTATTTTCTACAATATCTAATAAATATAAACCATTTTCTTTATAACGTATAATATGTGGATCTTTATCTTGATTAATAACCTCAAAGATTAAAGTACAATTATTATGCTCTAAAAAATTACTCAATAAGAATTTTGTTTTATTTGGTAATAAATCCCATTGTTCTCTTAAATAACCTGCAAAAGGTCCTTCATTTGTAGATTTTGAAGCAATAAATAATTCATGATTACGTTTATCATAAGAAACTAAACCCAAAAATCCATTTTCTTTTTTATAAGCAGTAACAGGAAAGCTAAGAGTATTTTCAAGATTATTTAGTTGAGTTTCAGGTCTTTCATTAATTGCAAAAAACTTATTATAAGATCTTGCTACAATCTTATCTGTTTGAGTATCGATAAATAAACCTCTAGCCGTTATAGTCAGATCATTCCATTTAGAATCTAGAAAAGCATCTCTTGTAAAGTTATAGCTAACGATTCCATTTCGTAATACTTTTTTATTAACAAGTTTAGAAGCATTAAGTTGTTGAATAAACTCATTATCTGTTGTATAAGGTGATCGTGTTGTAGCTAATACCGGTCTTTCTTTATGAGTATTATTCTTAATGAGATGAATTATAGGTTCTTCTGTATCTTTATTTATTTGAAGAATGCGTAAATTACCACCCCATTCAATTTCATCATTAACATTATATATATTATTTGCAACTTTAGTAGGAAGCATTTGAATATTTCTATGACCATGTATTAAAACTACATCATCTGGATAAGATTCTTTCCAAGTATTATATATTTTTACAGTATCTTCATAATTACCAACGCCTTTAATTAATTCAGAAGTTTTAATCAAACCGTCTGGTAATTTTGGCATACCACCATGTGAAACAAAATAAGTCTTACCATTATAAATGAAATAAGCCATTTGTGAAAGTCTATTAACTATATTTTGAATAATGCGCTTATCTAAAGTTTTTAATTGAGGTAATGTATTGTCATTAAATTCTTGTGAATCTCCTTTATCAGTCTCAAGATATTTAATGAGATTACGATCATGATTGCCAGTTAACAATAATACATTATTATTTTCTTTAGATTTTTCGAGTAAATCATTTAAAAATGTTAATGTTTCAGCATTTTGTAGACCTCTATCAATATAATCACCTACAAAAATATAAAATGTATCATTACTAAATGTATGTTTATCAAACCATTCTTGTAAAGGTTCAACACATCCATGAATATCACCAAATATTACAATCTCATTCCATTTATTAAAGTCATAACATACGTCATATAAAATCTCATGTACATCATTTGGTTTAATAATTTTAAAACGAGAAGAAGGAGCTTCACAATTACAATAAGATTCATACATTCTATCAATTACAGAATCTGGTACTGTTTTTAACCATTCACGCTTATGATTTCTATCAATAAATACTTGTTTATCAATGATATTATTATCTTTATCACGCATAAAATCAACAATATATGCTCTGTATTTATACTTCTCGGCTAATTCTTTATACGGCTTAAGTGATTTATTATTACAATGAGTAGCATCAACAAAAACTGTTTCACCAGCTTTCATTTTAGTTTCTAGTAATTCAAAAAGAAACTTCCATACTTGTTTATCCATAGAAGAAGATATTGTTTTATATCCTTCTACATTATATTCTGGACATTGAAACAAAATACGCAAATCATCTGAACTTAATGTATAATGCTTATATCCATTTTCTTCAATCCAAGTACTTTTACCACAAGCAGGTACACCACGTAAAATAAATAAATTTCTCATATCTTCTCCTATTATAAAATATAAAAATATTATATAATGAGTAATATTTTTGTAAAGCCATAAAGAAGAAATATTAAAAATTAATCTAATTTAAAATATTCTACTACTTCTTTTTCAAGATCTTCCATAGTACCATTATTAAGAAAGATATGTTCTGGATTATTAACACCTATCCAATCACGCTCTGAAGGATGTACTGATTTTAATTCTTCTGGTAATTCTTCAATTTTACCAAGATTATAATTAAAAGCTAAATTCCACCAATCTGGTAATTTACCTCTTTGTACTTCTACAATTCTACCATTAAGACTTCGAATCATATCAATTTCATTAGGAAATCTACAGTCAGTTATTACATAATTAGTATCTGGATGATCAACTATCTCTTTTTTAACTGTAATATCCCAAATGTGCTCTAAAAATGTACCTCTAGTAAGGTCAGTACCAATAGAAGTTAAAGCTTTTCTAGGAGTAAAATCAAAACCAAACTCTTTACTCCAAAATATATCAGGTTGTTCTCTCCATTCTCTTGATTCAGGAAAACGACCACTTAACATATCTCTATCCCAGCCAAACATAAGAGCTGCAATATCCTTTAATTTATCAGCAAACGCAACAGGTTTAAAAGAATTATCGTGTTTACAAATAATATTCGAAATAGTATCTTTTCCGCTGCCTTTTAAACCTGTTATAGCAATGACTTTCTGCATTTATAAATCCTCGGCTTTAGTTGGTTTTGCTACATGAATACTATAACTATTAGAGAAGCTTTGAGTATCTTCTTTATATAAAGCATTTACAAAATCAATAAAAAATTCAGAAGCATCAAATCCATATGTGTCATTATCTCTAAGGCGTAATCTTACTTCATTACCGTCTTGCTTAATAACAAGATTAACAACTTGTATTTTTACACCATTAACAATAACAGGTATAGCTTCTATATTTATAGTTGTACCTTCATTATATGTGATCATAACTACAACTCCTCTTTAAAATATATTATATATAAGTATTAGCGTATGTAAAGCAAAAAGAGAAATAATAACAATTAAGTACTACTTCTCTTCTTCTAATACTACTTAGTTTGTACCTGTAGACCCAAATGCTCCAGATCCTCTAACTGTTTCAGGTAATGCATCATATTCTTCTGTACTTATCTCTTCTAACTCTTCATCAGAGATCTTTTCCAAAACAAATTGTACAATCTTATCACCAGGTTTAATAATCGTATACTTACCATTTTCATCTTCAAGATCTTCAGTACCTTCGGCTGCCTTCTGTAGATTAGCATGAATTTCACCTCGATAACATACATCAACTACACATGCTAAACAACTTAATCCACGCTTTCTACCAATCCCAGATTTGTTTTCAGCTTTAAGCATATAACCATCTGGAACTACAACTTTAATACCTGTGGGAATATTAACTTGTTGTCCAATATATAACTTTGTTTCTGGAAAGTCGTTTGGTACAAAAACGTCTATTCCAGCATCGAGTCCTCTCCGACCACAAGGTCTAGTTGTATCTCTATAAATCGCATATTTCATTTTATTTTCCTTTTTAAAAATTAATAACTGTTATATAGAATTTATATTTTTACTCTAATTTTCAAATTATTTTTCTGTTAGTATGCAATAATACCTAAAACAGCCATTGCAATCGCTGCAGCTCCGATAAATACAAAGCCCATTTTTTATTTCTCCTTATTCTGTTATATAGATTACTTGGTTAGAATCTTGTGCACATTGTGTTGTGATCATTCCTGTATTTTGATTTACAAAAGTTACACAATGCTGTGGTATATTAGCTCTTTGATTATATGTGATATATGTATCTTTTACCAATAATGAACCAATTACAGTACCAGCTACTACTTCTCCAAAAGTATGCCAACCACTATGATGTAAATGATGTCTTACAATTGGGCGGTGAATATGATGATATGGATGATGATAAAAATGATGTGGTCTAGCTTCGACGTTAAAAGTTAATAATGACACTAAACCTATGATAAACAACAATTTTTTCATTTTATAATCCTAACTTTTTTAAAATATTACCAAATACAATAGTACTTACTGTATATTCTTTCTTAGAATTTAATCTAATACTATATCTATATTCAGTTGATTTATCATCATCTGTTTTTACTAGATATTTCTCCATTCTTTCTATGGAATTAGCATTGATATATAGATCCTCACCATCTAATGTTTTAAATGCTATAAAAAGTGGTTTTGTTAAAATAGAATTAGTCATTAGTTTTATCCTCTGCAAAATCAATAATAATGTTATTGTTAACAAATTCATTAAATATTCTTTTATATTCATCTTCATTGATATAAAATACTCTATTATCTACAAGACATAATCTGTATTTACCTTTCAATCTTTCATCTAATTCTTCTATTATTTTTTCTATAGCTACTATCATTTCTTTATTTATAATAGCTTCAGTATTTTCATAATCTCTGATTCTAAAAAACATATTAGTATTCCTTTTTTAAATTATATTATATAGAAGTATTATATTTTATCTAACTTTTATATTATTTTTCCATTGTTAACTAATTGTTTAATCTATCCAATCAATTTCTGGTAAGCCATTATAAGTATTATCCCAAATAAACCAAGCATAGCAAGTAGCAGATGATCCATTCTTAAATGTTCCTCCATTTTTACCACAAGCTTGTCTATTAACATGTACCCATATATGCTTTAATTTGCCATTATTAAATAATTCTTTCCTCTTTTTGGTTTCTAGAAATGTCAATTTTAAAAACATAATGCAAATACCATCATTATCTAATAATTCTAATGATTTTTCAACAAATTCTCGTGAGTAGGCATACGGAGGGTTAGTCATAATACATTTACAATAAGGTTTATATTCTTTTGGTAAATTATCTGGAGTTATTGTAAGAAAGTTAACGTCACCTTCACCATATCCTCTTCCTATAAGATCAGTAGATAATACGGTATGACCTTCTGTCTCTAATATTTTAGAAATAGCACCATCTCCAGCAGCACATTCCCAAATTTTATCTGGTAAAACGAAATTACGTTCTTTACATTTCTTTAAAAACAACTGTACTGATTCTGGATGTGTACTATAAAAGTCATTTGTAGCTACTTCTGACTCTTTGCCTCTGTGATTACAAGCATAAATACTAGAATTTCCAGTCCAATCTTTATTATTAACCATTTTTAACTCCTATTTATATTTATTATGATCCCATTTTTCAAAGATAGTAGATAAATCAATATTACTATCTATTTCATTTATAGCAGATTTAGCAATTTTACCATCTAATAATGTTGTATGTTCTTCTTTATCACAATCAGCATAAGCCTGTAATGCAATAATGGCTTTTGCTAAACTCCATTCTATATCATTTATTCGATCTACCATCCAATCTTTATATTCATTACTCATTTAACTTTCTCCTTCATTATCGTTTTCTTCAGTTGCCATAGTTATACAATCTTTCCAACAATAACCAATAGCAAGTAACATTACTGCTTTATCCATAAAAATTCTTTTACATTCTTTAGTTTTTACAAAATTATTATCATCTTCTAATTGCTCATAACAACTAGAACAATAAAATTTACCAGAAGTTAATTTGTTGTAATGAATACATCTTCTACAGTGTTCTTTATAATTTTCAGACATTATTTTATCCCTTATAGCTAAAAAACATCGTTAACGTCTAATATATTATCCTTTTGTAATCTTATTAATAATTCGTTTAATCTTAAGTCAACATCTTCATCATATCTTATTTCTATTAACTCAATACTGTGAGACTTACAATATTCTCTCTTTATTTGATCTCTCTTCTGTGCATTTTCAAAAGCTTTCTGTGCTTTATCAATATTACCTTTATTATATGATATATAAAAATCAAAACCTTCTTTATAATGTTGTCTACCTTGAAATTCAATACAAATGTTATAATCAGGCAAATAGAAATCAAAATGTAAAACTCTTTTATTTTTACATTCTTTAAAAGTATACTCAGCTTTATATTTTATACAATTAGTATCTAAAAATTTTGCTATTTTATCTTCATTATGACTAGAAGTACAAAATGGACATCCTTGTCCTCTAACATGATTTTGCGGAATTTGTTCGAATATCTTTCCACATTTATTACATTTAATTTTTACAGGTATTCTATTATTTATATATTTTACAAGTGAATAATCATATGTATCACCATGTACTTTTTTAGCTTGGTTTAAGAATTTAATATCATTATCTTTAAAATTACCATTGCAATATGAACAACCTTGACCTCTAATATGATTATTTGGTGTTTGTTCAAATATTCTACCGCATTTATTACATTTTATTTTAACACACTTTTTGGCATCTTTATATTCAACTAAAGAATAATCATATTTATTACCATGAACAGCTTTAGCTTTTTCTATAAATTCTTCTAATGACAATGTCTTTTGTATAGCTCTTAATTTATATGAACAATCTCTGCAACCACTCCCAAATAGTAATGCATTTGGTGTACTATAAAAATATTTGTTACAAGTTTTACACCAGATTTTAACTTTAGTCTTATAATTTATATACTTGACTTCAGAATAATCATACTTATCGCCATGAATTTGTATTAATCTACTTACAAATTCTTCAGTCGTTAATTTTGAATGTTCATGGCTTTTTTTACAATTACATAAAGTACAACCATGTCCGCATAAATGTTTTACAGGTTTCTGATAAAAATATTTATTACAGTTTAAGCATTTAATTTTAATGGGAATATTTATACCTTTATATTCCACTTCTGAATAATCATACTTGTTACCATGTATCTTTTTAGCTTTTTCAATGAATTCTTCTGTTGTAAGTTTCTTACTCATTTTAGCTCAAATCCTTACCTTCAAATTCATCTTGTTCAATCAATTCATCAGCATGCTTTTTAAAGTAATAATACTTTCCTTTAAGTACATATAACTGATTTCTGTCAAGTCTTGTTGGAATTAATAAAATCAACTCTTCAAATGATACTGTACTCATCAACACCGGACTTAATTTCTGACATGATACAAATCGTGAACCATCACTCCAATCTAACTTCTTAATCTGTTTAATTAAAGCTTCTCGAGTGACACTCTTTCCACTAAACTTTTTCGGTTCAGCAATCTGTTCTTTCAATCTAGGCATATCTTCTAAGATTTCGTCTAAACTGAATACATATTTTGGTTCACAGTATAATGTTTGCATTTCACCAGTTTTAGGATTAATTACATCGGGTGTTCTTGTATATCTACCCGGCGTAGATACCTGAGCATCCGCTCCAACAAATCCTAATTTATGTTGTAAATAATACCATATATTTTTATATTTATTACTTGGTACTGGCTTATCTATTCTTACAACACAGTGATATGATCTATGACCACTCCATACAACTCTATATAATTTATCTTTAACTGGTTCTATTAAGTCTTCTTGCTCTTCTTTACTTAAATAATCACATTCAAATAAGAAGTTTTGACATACTACTCCTGAATTAGTAGGATATGGACTTATATGATCTTTTAATGGATTTAACGATTGTAAGAAAGCTGGTTCTTCACTCTTATTATAACCTTCATCATAATATGGTCCAAAAATTTCTTCAGCATCTAATAAATTCTTAGCAAAATTAATATATTCTTGTGTATTAATCTCTTCCCAAGTCAAAGAATCCAAATCATCAATTAACTTCATATGTTGAGTAAAACCATTAATCTTAGATTCAGAATGTACGATTTCTGTTACTTCATTTCCATTCTCATCTAATACTGGTTTACCTTTTTCATCTTTAACAACTACCTCTTTAGGATTACGACTTATACTTATAAACTCTTCTGTTTCTGGATCATCGGGATATCCTACGATGAATGCTAATGAACGACCTTCTAGCTTAGTCTTAGTCTTGGCATCACAAATCTCTCCTAATCCATGTCGTTTATAAATAACATAATCTCTAGGTAATGTATTCTCTAATAATGGTCTATGAGTAACTAAATTACATAAAATAGTACTTGTAGCCTTACCATACTTTTCATTTGAAAGATAAAAACCTTTAGACTTAACCTTTCCATTCGAAAATTTACAATAATAATTATTCACGTTATTTTGTTGTAATAAGTCTATTTCGTCATATTCTAGTACTAATCTTGTTTCTTTAACCCAGTTTTCAGAGATAGGCATAAAGTCTACATCAGGTTGTCTTTCGATCATGATACCATCTGTATTTGTTTGTATGATATTAAATCCTGCGTTAAATAGTCTTTTTACGAGAATAAACAGGAGTAGTTGTCCATGAACGCAGATCGTTGAGTTAGACCATGTATCGTATAGAGGGTTGAATTTAGAGAGCATAGCGCCAATTGCTGAGTTTAATACTAGTTTAAGACCTAAGTTAAGGAGTGTATTTCCTGTGTGTTTGGCTTCAATTCTAGTATGATAAACTTGTTCGTATGAATCAGGGTGGGCGGCAGCACCTCGTGACATTAGGTTGTATTGTATCAGTAATGAGGGGTAAAGTGATGCAACATCCATATTCACGAGGTTAGTACTGCCATATTTAATAAGAGCTTGGTGTAAACCTCCAAATCCAAACTGGTATAAGTGTCCTTCGTCGTCTCCACCTAGATGTGTTTCGAATTTTTCTTTAATGTAGTCTGGATTTTGTTGGTTTTTGATATAAAAGTCTAATACGTCTGTTCCAGCTAATTCTTTATATGCAAGTTCTGGAATTGCGTAGTATTGTTTTTGACCATTTACGATTTTATATGTATTTTTGAGATTTGGTTTAGCATTTTCACCACATAATACTTTGGCTGCGAATGAAGCTGATTTTGTAATAAGTTGTTTAGCTTGCATTTTATATTCTACGATTAAGTTCCATTTAATATCGTAAGAATCTCTTGCAAATTCTCTCATTTTATATTTTGGATTTTCAGCTTTTTTCTCAAGATCACCTGGCTCTGGTAAGTATAATGATAAGGTATTGTCCACGTCCATTGTACAATATCTTTCTACTTCTTCTCTTTGTTCTTGTGTTAGTGGTGTTTGAATATCGAATGGTACAGCTGAATCGTAGTTCTTTCTATTAAGTACTGACATAGTAAGTTTCTTAAGTGAGTTTCTACGAATATCAAATGGACCATGTAAAGATATATCCCATGATAAAAAGTTAGGAGGAGTTACATCTTCAATGATTTCACCTTTTTCATTATAGTTTATACCATCTTGTGTTCTTACAATAGTCCATTTAGCAGCTAATTCTGGAAATTTATTAGGATTTTGATCATAGATTAATGCATCAGAAAATTCTTTGACTGTAGGTGTACCTTGAACTGTATATGGATAGATCATAGCATGTTTAATTACAGCATCATCATATCCGCTATTATTAAATCCTATTAAGATTTTATTCTTTATCCATTTTCTTAATGTATCACCATCATTCCAACATACTACTTTATTCTTTCTATCTAATGTCATAGCTACAAATAGCCAATCATATTTGAATACTTCAATATCGTAAATCCATTCATATCTAACACCAGAATTATAATTTTCTCTTTTTATTTGTTTTTCTGATAGATTAGATCTAATATATGGAATGTATGCATTATGATACCATTTAGAATACCATTCAGAAGATTCTCCATTTGGATGTTTTTCATCTCCATAGAAAGTCCAGCTTTTACGATCTCTATCTATATGATTAGCTTCATCTTCAGTAATTGTTTTAATTGGTATAATTTTTCCTGTACTATCTCTAAATTTAAATGTATTAATAATTGTATCTAGATCTTCACTATAGACAGGTACAGTAGTAAATATCTTTTTTAATATATTTTTTCTTTCTAATTTAAGTTCGTCATCATCATTTTTACAACAATCATCATCTGAACAATAAATTAATTCTACATCAGTATAACTATCATATACTTTACAATATTCAGTTAAATGTGTTGTAGGATTTAGTTTCATATTATATCTAAACCCTTTAATAGCATTCATATCATATAATAAGCATATGGTTTCTAATTTTCTTATAAATTGTTTTGTATCACAATATGGAGATGTCTTAATATTTACTGCAATATTAGTATTATTTAGAATTTGTGCAATGTCTGTATAATTATCATCTACTTCAGGTAATATAACATATGGAAATTTAAGATCTACTTTACCTGTAATTCTTGTATCAAAAACACTAAGACCTTTATTATCTTTATCAAAAAATAAACTTCTAACAGCTAAATTAGTAGATTTATAATAATCAGCATCAAAAGCTTCAAAAGCAGATTGTCCAATAAATGCAACTATAAGTTTACTAAAATCAATAGTACCTTTTTGTGCATAATATTCTAATATATTAAAGAATACATATCTAGCAAAATCAGTACCTCTAGCATCATTTACATACGTTACATGCGTTTCAGCAGATTTAAACTTACTCTGAAATACCCTATTTAAGTATGACATACCTTTAACAGAATCAAAAATTTCTTTCTTATCATGTTCTAACGGTTTGTCAGCAATAAGAATTAATTTTGGTCCTAATGAACATTCATATTCTTTAATATCTCTTGGTATAAACTTAACTTGATCTGCCATTTTTACCCCTCATTTATAAAAAAGAAAAGTAGTAGAATAGAATATTGGCAAAAACTACTCTACTACTCTCACCACCAGCCAACTACTCTAAACCAACAGCCTTTTCATAAGTAGCAAACAATAACTCTTCTTCTTCACGTTGCTGCTTATTTTTACGGCGCTGCTTGATAACGTGATTAATGGCTTTTGGATCAAACCCTGCCGACTTTGCTTCCAACAAAATATCTTTACGATCTTGTTTCATTTCGCCAATTTCATCATCTACACGCTCGATACGCTCAATGATTGTCTTTAAACGCTTTGAATCCATTCCACCAACTTCAGTTTCTGACATTTTATTATCCTTTTTAAAAAATTAACTATCTTACATTTATATAGAAGTATAAATATTTTACTACTTTTCAAATTATTTTAAATTAATCTTCCAAATAGTTTATTATTCACCTTCTTTATATTCACCTGTTATTGGATCAAACTCTTCTTCCTCAGATTCAGTATCTTCACTAGATGTATCTTCAAAAGATTTCATAACAAAATCTTTAACTTTTGCTGTAAAATCTTCTAATAATTCGGGTTGACTCTTTAACCATAACAAAGCTTTGTCTTTACCTTGTGCTACGTTTTCACCATTATATTTAAACCAAGCACCAGATTTTTCTACTAATCCGAATTTAACAGCATAATCTAATACTTCTTCTTCTTTAGAAATACCTTTACCAAAACGAATAATAAAATTAGCTGTCTTAAATGGCGGAGCAACTTTATTCTTAATCACTTTAACTTCAGTCTCACGCGCTATTGCCATAGCATCATCACCTTTTCCTTCTTTGATTTGAGACTTACCAGCAATACGCATACGAACAGAAGAATAAAATTGCAAAGCCATTCCACCTGTTGTCGTTTCTGGATTACCAAACATAACACCAATTTTCATACGGATTTGGTTAACAAACAAACATAAGCAATTAGCTTCATTCGCCATCGCAGCAATTTTCTTTAATCCAGAAGACATTAAACGAGCTTGAGTGCCAATGAAGTTGTCACCAACCTCTCCATTCAATTCAGCTTTAGTTCTTGCTGCTGTTACACTATCAAAAATGATTACATCAACAAGTTTATTAGTTAATAATTCAACAATCATATTGAAACCGTCTTCTATGCAAGAAGGCTGTGAAAAAATAAGATTATTAAGATCAACACCTAAAGCTTTAGCATAGTTTGCATCGAAGGCGTTTTCGAAATCCAAGTAACAGACCGATAATCCTTTTTTCTGAGCTTCACTGCAAACCTGTAAACAAACTGTTGATTTACCACTTGATTCTGGTCCATAAATTTCACAGATACGTCCAAGTGGTAAACCTCCTACACCTAATGCTAAATCTAAAGAAATACTACCAGTTGAAACAACATCGACTTTTTTAATTTCGGTATTATTAAAAGTCATAGCTGATCCATCGCCAAATTTACTATTTAAAAGCTTAAGTGCAGCTTGAATCTTATTATTTCCTGCAGTTTCTTCTACTTTTTCAGCTTTTTTAGCCATTTTTTATCTCCTTTTTATTGTAGATATTATATAGAATTACTTTTTTGAGTCTAATTTTGGGAAAAAAGTTCCATTTCTAATCTTTTTTCGATATTTTCATCATATTTTATTTCAACAAGCTTAATATTATGCTCTTTACAATAATCACGCTTAATTTTATCGTGTTTTTGTTGTATTTTAAATTTTAATATAGCTTTATCATCATCTTTTAATTTACCTTTAAAATACCATGGAGAATAATGTTGAGCACCTTGAAATTCAATACAAATATTATAAGTAGGTAAATAAAAATCAAATGGTAATGACCTTTTATCTTTACAATCTTTAAATCTTTTTTCGGAAATATATTCTACATTATGATTTTTCAAATATTCTGATATAAATTCTTCCTTTTTACTTCTAGTACATTTTGGGCAACCAAATCCATTTAAATGATTACCAACTTTTTGCCAAAAATTATTACCACATTTATTACAATGAATAAAAATATAACCTTCTTTATTATCAGGGTAAATTGATTTTGAATAATCATATTTATTACCATGTATTTTTTTGGCTTTTTCTATAAATTCATTTATATTACTTCTTAGTTTAAGTCTTGCACTATTTCTAGCACATTTTGGACAACCTCCTCCACGAAGCAATTCACTAGGAGTAGTATAAAAGAATTCTTTACATGTATTACACCAAACTTTACCTTTTATTTTTGCTCCTTTATATTCAAATTCAGTAAAGTCATATTTATCTCCATGAATTAATTTAACTTCTTTTATGAATTGTTCTTTTGTTTTTCTATTTGGATGTATTTTTTCAGGAGTACAATTAGGACATTCTTTTTGACCCTGATAAAATAAATACGCTTTTATTTTAAATTCTGTACCACAATTATTACATTTTATATCAATTAAATCATTTAACGTATTAAATTTTATTTTACTATAATCATATTTATCACCATAACGTTTTTTACATTTTTTAATAAATCTACTTAAACTCATATATAAATGAATATCGTTATTAACTCTTGGTATATTATACTCTGATAAGTTTTGTCTAATAACTTTTGCACTCGTTTTAAATAATTCAGCTATATTAGATATTGGCAATTTCTGTACAATATATAAATCATATAATTGTTCTTTGTCAAGTATTCTTTTACGCATGTTTTTTCTCCTTCCAACAAATAGGACAATTATTACCTTTTAAATGTCTATGCGGAGTTATAGAAAATTCATGACCACAATCTTTTTTTATTAATATAACTGGAGTTTCTGAATTTATATATTTTACTTTTGAATAATCATAAAGATCTCCATATTTAGTTTTACTTTTATTTATAAATGTAAACGCATTATCTTTATGGCCTCTAGTTTCTTTTTTTATATTTAATTCTTTTAATTTTCTTTGTAAAGTATATGGATGAATTTCTAATATTTTTGCTATTTCTTTTAATTCTAAATTTTGATTAATATACAATTCTATGAGTTTATCTTTATCTAATTCAATTTTAGTATTCATTTTTATATCCTCATCTTAAGTCTATAATTATAATTAATAGAACTATTTTATTCCGAGGATTATCGCAGCTTTTTAAATTATTTTTCTGTTTCTAACAAAAAAAAAGATCAACATATTTCTACGTTGATCTCTTCTTTTCATCTATTATTTGGAGGACAATTACGATGAAAATCTTTAATGTAATGTTCTTGTTCTATCGTTTTTGGCTTCTTTATATTCCTTATAAGCTTTTTTGAAGTCTTCTATATCAATATCACAAGCTTCTGTAATTTTAGCTACAGTTTTTACATAATCTTCAAAGACTTCTTGTAATATTTGATTAGCGTCATGATATTTATCAATCAAATCTAATGGTTTTGTACGATCAAAGCTATCAAGTTTATATACTTCAGCTAATTTATCTGCTGCTTCATTCATTTTAAAGACAGAATCTCTCACAATTTCAATGATTTTATCTTTATTCATTATTTAATTTCCTTACGAGATTTAGTGACGCCGTCTAAACAGCCATACTTAATTGCTTCTTTTTCATCCATCCAGAAATCTCTGTCGCAATCTTTTTTTACTTCAGCGACAGTTTTACCACAAGCTTCTGCTATTTGTTTCATACAACGTTCATTTGTCTTTTGAACATTCTTTAATGAAATTTCCATATCTTGATATTTACCTTCACAACCAGAACTAACTGTATGTAACATAATTTCTGTATTAGGATAAGCGTATCGATGTCCTTTTTCACCAGAAATAGTAATTAAGGCAGACATAGAAGCTACACAACCCATACATGTGGTATAAACTGGACATGAGATCATTTTCATTGTTGAAATAATAGCTTCACCTGCTGTAACTGATCCGCCTGGACCTTGTACAAACATATAAATAGGTGCATTCTTATCTACAGATTCGAGGTGAAGCAATTGTGCAACAATCGATTCGGCTAACTCATCCGTCACTGTTCCTGTGCACATTACTATACGATCTTGAAGTAATCGAGTAGTAATATCGATCATTCTTTCGTTACCGTTTTTATCTTTATGGATAACACCAGGTATATTTAACATTATATTTTTCTCCTATAAACTTTTGATAAACATAGCTAAAATTATACTTAACAATCCCCAACCAAAATATGGTATATGTAAACAACAAAGAATTAATATAAATATAATAATTGCAATAAATAACATTGCTATAAAATCACCAGAGTCAACCATATTTACTTCCTTTCTTTCTAATTTACATTTATATTAATATCAATATCACGATCTTTAGCAAATTTTAACAAACCTTCTAATCTAGTAGTAAGTTCTTGCTTTACAATTTCAATATTTTTCTTTTTCTCACGTTTACGCCAGCATGGAGACTTTGGTGTATTTGAAGGTACAAAATTACCGTTTTCCATTTCAGGTCTATATGTTTTAAGATAATTACCAATATCATCTAAAGACCAAATATCAGTATGTTCAAGCATTTTAGATGCAACATCAATTACAGCATCTTTAACTGTATATAAATTATTTTTTAATATTTTACCATTAACTCGTAAAGATGTTTGAAATACATTACGCTCTCTATTTCTAGATTCAGCTTTATCATAACATACATATTTTGGTAAATCATACATACGTTTATTTTTAGTATTAACATTTGATGCAGTAGTCATAGTTTAAGTTCCTTTTCTTTTTATTAAAGATATATATTATATAATATATAAAAAGTTAAATGTAAAACCAAAAATTAAGCTAAAATATCATCAGGTCCATCGTTTTTAGGTAAATCGTACTTATTTTTGTAGAATGGTCCTACTTTAGCAAGTATATCTTTAACTTTTTTACGAATGATTGCTTCTTCAAGGTTAATAGTTCCTTCTGGTACAGTCAAATCTGGGTTTAAGAGAATTTGTGCTATAATTTGTCCTAATTCAAAACACATATCTTCATTAAAACCTCGTGCTGTAATAGCTGGAGTACCAAGACGAATACCTGTACAATCTGCTGGCTTCAAATCACCTGAAATCATATTTTTATTACATATGATGTTATATGACTCTAATAAAGATTCTGCTTGTTTACCAGTAAGACCTATACCTTTCATATCAAGTAAAACCATATGATTTTCTGAACCACCTGATACAAAACGAATTTTAGATTGTTTATCGTAATCTTTTATACCTTTTATAATAGCTTGCATATTACGATATACTTGTTCTGCATATTCTTTAAATTCTGGTTTAAGACAGTTTATAAAGCATTGTGCTTTTGCTGCAGTCATAGCATGATTACTTCCTCCAATATTTCCTGGAAATACTGCACTATTAATCTTTTTTGTATACGCATCATCATTCCAAAGAATTACTGAGCTTCTTGGGCCCAATAAACCCTTGTGGGTAGTAGTAGTTACAACATCAGACCAAATAGTAGGATCATACTTATCTTTCCACAAGTGTGCTGCGATAAATAAGCTAAAATGAGCCATATCAGTCCAAAGAATACAAGATTTTGGATCAGCATCTGGATTATTACTTCCACCTTGATCATAATATACAGATTGATTATAATCATCAACAAGAGAACGTACTTTTTCAAAATCAATACGTCTTGAATATGCAGAATAACCCATAATCAACAATCTAGGTTTAACTTCATATAATCTTTTTCTAATTTCATCATAATCAATTAATTCATTTATTAATTCATAATTATGGTTTTCATACATACGACCAGAATATGTAAATTTACTCCCGTGAGTCAAGTGGGCTCCGAGATTAAGATCCATAGATAATGTTCTATCACCTGGTTTACAAAAAGCATGATATACACATGTATTTGCGTTACTACCATTAAATGTTTGAACATTAGCATGTTTAACTCTGAATAATTCACAAGCTTTGTCAATACAGTATTGTTCTACTTTATCAATTACTTCACATCCAGCATAATGCCTATTTCCAGGTAGACCTTCTGCATAATGTACTGATAATACTGAGCCTTCTAAATCTAAAATATCTTGATTTGGTAAGCCTTCAGATGCAATAAGACAAATTGTATCATTTAATTTATCAGTTTCTTCATTTACTAATTGCTGTAATTTTGGATCAATCATTATTTTCTTCCTCTTTCTCAGATTTGATTATTTTTTCTAAAGCATCTTTATATGCATCTTTCTTTGTATAGAATATACCTCCACCAATTAATTCATATTTAGATTTGTCACAAAATAAAATACATCTCCATCCACCTATTGGTACAGGATAATAAGAAGCCTTTAATTTTCCACCGCAATTTGGACATTTAGTCATTAATCTTCTCCTAATGTTTTGTTGATTCTTTTTATTATCGTCATTAATTTGTCTTTATATCTAAGATTATCTGCTATCATCTCTTCTGCGTATAAGATTTCCCTGCACTCTTTCGATTGTTCTTCATTCAAAACTTCAAAATCCATTATTTTCTCCTTTTTTCTACTAATTTATTTATGCGTGAATGACAGTTTGGACATCTTTTACCATGTATTTCCGGAATATAAAATTCATTACAATATGAACAATTATATATTGAAACATATATCCAATCATCATCACTAAATGCTTCATCAGAGCAATCATATATAGCTGGAACTCCAATAAATATACGATGTAAAAAATTTTTTATACTTTTAAACATTAATTTTTCCTCTTTTTTGATAACTCACTAATAATTTCTATAGCCTCATTATAATCTTCTACAGCTACAGTCACATCAAACATCGAAGGATTAGCTTGATCTATAGATACAACATATGGTGTTTCAATAGATTTGTATGTATTTAAATCAACATCGTCAGTTGTTGTTACTTTTACTGCAATATTAAATGCTTCAAGCTTTTCATCATTTTCAATCAGCTCTTTAATACGTCTAGCAACAGTATATCTGCCGTGTCCTAATTCTCCGTCTACAATAACGTTTATATTATGCTTTTTAATCATTTAAAACTCCATCTTCTATTAATTTATTTATAACCAATCTCGACAAAATAGATCATTATAAAATTTTTCAGCTATTTTCAATATTTTATTACTTAATTTAGAAGTGAATTTAAATTGAATCAACATTATATCACCCCATAAATTATCATGAAATGGAAAAATTTTATAACTCATAACAATGTCATTTTCATTACAAAAATTTTGTATAGGTTTGATTATTGGATCATTAAAAAGTTTTTTGATGTATCTTTTAGATGGATCTAGTTTTCTTACATTTACACATTTATATGCTGCTATAAATGTTTCTTTATCTATTGAATAACCATTATAAAATAAAGGTTTTCTAACCATCTTAAATGATTTTTCATCAATTAAAAAATTATTAATATTTTTTGCCCAATTTGGAATAAGACTATTAAATTCGTTTTCTGGCATATCTATAATTTTATTCATCACTTTACCTCAATATTTATATCTTTAATTTTATTCAATAGTTGGCGAGCATTATTCCCAACACTATCATCTCTAATACATAAATCCAATATAAAAGATTTCATTAGCTCATCACGCTTTTGTAAATATTCAGTGCACTTAACAACTGTTAAATAATTATTTTTCATTGCTAAAAACTGTTTTAACCAGAAATCCTCATCCATTAGTAACACTTCCTGTTTTTTAGTAAATCAGATAATTTAAAACAGATATTTTCTAAAAGCATATCTTTTTCTTCGGATGTTAATTCTGAAATAGATTTTATTTCTTTTATTTCATATACAAAATCACTATATTCATCATAATCAAATGAAATATCAATCGTTTTATTTGTTTCTATATCTATAACTTTATAAACATCCATTTATCTAACCTTTTGTTATAACTTCCGCACATTCATATTCACAAGCAACTATATCAGCACAATCATATTCTTCCCACCAGACAGCTTCTTTAATATCTTCTGTCTAATGAGAGTCTATTTCATTACAATTTACTGATAATTCCTTTGGATAAACGACTTTACCACTTTTAGTTATAACTTTTACTGTATATTTAGTCATTTATTCTTCCTCAAAAGCTTTTAAACCCTCAAATTTGTAATAATCTGAATAATCATATTTATTAGCTATATCATCTTTTATCATCCATAATGGAAAATGACACCATGTGTTATCTTCTAACATTATAGCAATACATTCATCATCGCTTCTAGGTCTACAAAATACCTGGGATGATTTACACCACCCTATTATCTCTAATTTAATATATTTATATCGCCATCTTTCATAATTTGTGCAAAAACCAGTATTCCAGTTTTCATACAAAAATCTATCGCCTGATAACTTTTTTATAACTCTTTCTTTATCTTTTTCAATATCATTCATTATAGATATTCCTTATAATTAACTTCAAGCCACTCCTTAAGTTCTGGATTAACTTGTAAGAGTTTTTGAGCTAAAGCTTTACAATCTGCTTTGAGTTTGATATATTCCTTACAGCTCGGTACTTGTTCAAGAACTTCTATATCATTTTTCATATGAACATTATTAAAACGATATTTTTCATTTTTCAAAACCCACCATTCATCGTCTTGCCCTTTATCATGACATTCAGCTTCAAGCATGTAAGCAATATTTTTTGATACACAATAGTATTTCTTACCCTCAATAAGTTTACCTTTTTTCCAATCTTCTGTTAAATTAGTCATTTATCTTCTCCTAATACTTGATTTATTTTGGTTAATAATTCTTCACTTTTAACTTTTCTTTCTTCGTTTCCTCGCACTGTAGAAAAAGTAACATATCTATCAACATAAATTATACACTCTTTCAGCAGTTCTTTGAGTTGTTGATATTCTTCATAGCTTGGTACTGATGCTAGAACTTGTTCAACGTTAAAATTAACAAAGCTCTTTTCGCTTGGTACTTCGTTGTCTTTATACCATTGAACATACTCATCTATATTAGTTTCACCATGAGTTTTAATATAATAATACCCTTCAGACAGTTCACCTTTTTTCAATTTCTCTGTTAAATCAGTCATAGCTTTTCCCCTGTTATGATTGAGTATTGTCCACATATTTCCCAAAGTTTGTTTTTTATTTTCTTTTTACAAACATCTATACCGATAAGTTCATCGAAATTATATTCATTGATTGGGAAAGAAGACTCAACAAAAGCAATATTTTCACCATTAGGATATTTAAATACCCATTCAACGATAACACCTTTTTTTAACGATGCTTTTTCCCACACGTAATCCACTCTTTCTTCGAAAATTCTATCAATATCTTCAGGTGTATATTTAATATCAGTCATCTTGTTTTAACTCCTCTACTGGTATCAATCTAATACAATAGTCATATTCTGTTTTACAATGTGGGCAACAAATACGGCAATTACCTGTAGGCATGTATATATAAACATCATCAATAACACTATATTCAAATTCTTTGCCACATTTTTCACATTTTACCTTTTGTTTTTGCTTCATCATAAATTCAGCTATTTCTTTCATTCTTCATCTCCACAATCACAAAAATTTCTCATTATTCGAGAAATAAGATCAATAATTTTATTAAATATACTCATTCTTAAACTCCTACCAAGTTAATGCTTTTATAAAATTATATATATCTTCTGGCTCTTTAACTGCGGTTTGAACACAAACCATTTCGTCATCATCATCTAACTGCCAAAAGCTTATTCTATAATCAACAACGGATTCACTGAATGTTATGCCTTCTAAATTAGCAATATCTTGTATTTGATATACACCTTTTTGCTTCGGGCTTTTTAATACCTTAAAACCATCTTTTTTTAATACTTTTATAAGTTCCTTAAATGTCATTCCTTAAACTCCTTTGAGTTAACAGCTTCTTGCCAACTAGGATATTCTGCAATTAGCTTATCATCATAATTATCCATCATAGAAGAAAGCGAATATTCCATAGAATAACCATTATTATAAAGTAAATATATATTATACATTCCCATATATGTAATGATGTATCTTGAACCATATGGTGTTTTATATACCTGTCCTACTTTTATCATTCTTCATTCTCCAATAAATTTAAGTTCAGGCTTTTCATTATTTCTAACATATTTTCAAAAGGCACATTCGTTTCTATTAAAGTAGGGTATTTATCTATATCATTATAATCACAAAATATAGCATTACATTTTTTATAGAATGTCAAAGGTATATCTTCATTAGCTAAAAATTCATCATACTTAAAGGTAAAGTAATACCATTCTTTTCCTTCACATTTTATATCTACTTCTTCTTTAGCTGGAGTAATTAAAATCCAACCATATTTAATAGCTTTTTTAACTAATTCTTCCCAAGTCATTCTTTATCCTCCAATATTTATATAATTCGATTATAATTATTCTAAGATCTTGTTTTATTTTTTAAAACATAATTTTCGTCACCACCAAATCTTTTACCGAGTGTTCTAGCAACTTCTTGATAATTTTCACCGTATATCTGTCCATTACAATAACCCATATCTTCACCCCATAAACAATACCAATCTTCTGGAATTCTTTCATCTGTTATTGCAATAAACGGATATTTTTCATCTACTTGAAACATAGTAATTTCAACTTCATTGTCTAAAAGAAATCTACTTCTTGCTTCTCTAAAATTTTCACAATTAAAGTTACATACCATAAATCCTAGTCCCATTCCTTCTTCAATCATAGATTCATTTAAATTTGGAATTTGGTACTCTTTTTTTACATTCATTGAAAAATAATTACCATATGGCAAAGGGTAATCTTCATTATGAATCCCAACTAAAGACATTGTAGCAATGTTTGCTGAAACTTTTGTTTTATGTGTTTTAATCATTCTTCATTCTCCGTCTTGATTTCTAATTCGCCATAATCTTTTATGATTTTTCTTTTTAGATAACCGAAATCGTAGTATTTAACATAAAAATCACTCATACAAAGATATGGAAAATATACACTACCACAACTTTTTATACAAAGTGTATATTGTTCAAGTCCATTTTCATTTCTTTCAATCTTAAATTGGCTACTTATTGAATAAGTTTCTTTATTATTTTGTCTTATTTCAACCGTGTTAAACTTATACTCACCTCTTTTAAGAGTTTTAACATAATCTTTAACTTTCATTCTTCATTCTCCCTTAAATTCTTTGCTGTTTACAGCTTCTTGCAGACTTGAGTATTCGGTGATTAAAATACTGTGTTTATTAAAATATTCATGTGAAAAAACGCCTAAACCCTCTAAAAATAAGACATCTATATAAGGTAATTTTTTATTATAATTGTATATAATGCCTATATCATTATCTATTTTATAGATTTGTCCTACTTTTATCATTCTTTATTCTCCATTAAATTCCTTACTGTTCACAGCTTCTTGCCAAGTTGGATATTCGGCAAGTAATTTACAAAATGTAAAAGTATTTCCTTCATAACTATCTGTCGTGTATCCATCCATGTAAACAATACTAATTTGACCTACATAATCTTCTTCTTTAGTAGATGTTACAACAACTTTATATTCATTTGACGTTTGCCATACTTGTCCAACTTTAATCATCGTTTATTTTCCTTTATTATAATGCAAAAAATTCCCACTTCTTCTTTTTACAATATTCTAATGCACTATTATGTAAATTGCAAGAAGAACAATTGTTACATGGTTTTTTATCAACACAACCTGGATATTGACAATATGAACAATATTTTAACAATTTATGTTCATGTAAATACCACAAAATATATTTCTTTTCTATCCATTCAAAGGGTAAATATAAAGTAGCATTAGCCTTACTCATTAAATTTATATTTTCGAAAATATTATTGAATTTATCTATAAAGTGCCATATATCATCATTTTTTATATATCCAAATGAGATTAAACGATTATTACCTCTAATAAAGTTAGCTATCGTACTTAAAAACAATTGTGGCTGAACAATACCTCCATAATTACCATAATCATAATAATCACCATCTTCTTTAATTTCAAATATAATGTGGTTAACTGACATTTTTCGTTTTTTGAATATCTTAAGTAATTGTTTTTGAGCAATTATATCAACAGGATAGCTTCCAAATCTATCATAATGTATAGAAACAAGATTAATAGTTTTATGAAACTTTTCCCATAAATATAATACCAAAGCTGTAGAATCACATCCACCACTCCATAAAACAAAAATATCCGAAATAGTTTCTGGGGTTTTTACATAATCACCATAATTATCATTTACCCAATTAAAAAACTCAGAACCAATTATGTCTTCTTGTGTATTCATAACTTTCCTATTCAATCTATATTTATTTTCCTTTAATGGTTTCAAATTCAATTACACGTTCATCATAACTGGTTAAACAAAATTGTTTAATTTGAACTTCTTTTCCATCAACCTTAAAAATTAAGTCTATATCAAGGTTAGGATCCTCATTATTTAATTTCTTTTCACCTGTAATGATATTTAATTTATCTAAGAATTCTAATCTTTTCATATTTTTTCTCCTTTTTAAAAATTTATTATGAAAAAAAATATTTGTAAAGCAAAAAATTTTTTTAAAATACTGTTTTTAATACTGTTCTATAAAAATAGTTATTACTAATTTTTACTTCATTAACAATAAAGAGTTTCAATAAATGATCCGATCAAAATTAGATCCAGAAACTAAAATGGAATTATTAATTAAATTAGCTTTTGGAATTCCTTATGAACTTTTAGAAGCTGAATATGATATGACTAAAGCTAAAATTATCAATTTGCGTAAAAATAATTATGTAAAATACAATGAATTTTTTGATTATTGGAGAATTGATAAAGAAGTAGCAAATTTAGGATTAACACCAAAAAATGAGAGAGCATTAAGTGTTATTAAAAAATTCTATAAAGATAAAGTACGTATTGTTTCAAGTGATGAGATATATTTCAACAATAAATTCTGTTCTTTTATAGATATTATCAATTTAGCAGATCAAGTTTTACAAAAAGATAATATATATTGTTTTAAACAATTATCAGTTTATATGAAAAATTATTACTAAAAAGGAGATATTAATGTCAGTTACAAAAAAGAATATAGATATTTCTAAAGAAGAACTTACTAAGCAGCAATGGGCTTCTAAAACAAAAGGAGTATTTATGAATATGCTATCTGGCGTATTCTATAATCCTCAAGATGGTAAATATCATATGCCTCCTATTCAATATTCAGATTGCAGTTTAGAAGGTGAAAAGATTAAATTTGCAAATGGACAAGAATTAACTGTTATTTTTTCTTGTTTAGCTGAAGAATTTGAACATAAACAGGAAGTTAAAGATCAATGGTGGGCAAAAGCTCGTGAAGTTAAAGAAAGTTACCTAAAACAAAAACAAATCGAAGAGCATGTTGCTTCTAATGACGTAGATCTTAAAAAATTACGTAAACAAGGTGCTTTGGAAGTAGACGATGCCTCAAAATAGTACATATTCTAAAGTTAAAACTATTGCAGAAGATACCGGTCTTAATGAAATGGAAGTAGCATATGTTCTTTATGATTATTTAACATGGTGTCTTCAAGAAGTTTTGATTGACGGTGAATCTAAAACATTATTTGGTGTATTAAAACTTAATAAAGATGATGTTTTGGAATTACAGCATGATAAAGAAGGTCTTATTAAGCTATTAGATAAAAGTAGTAGAATTACATTATTAAAAATATGTGAAAAAGGACCTGAAGCTAGGATTTTTGATTAATGCCATACTTTGTTAAAACCGAATTTCAATGTTTTGATGATCTTAATGATATTATTGAGGAATCTTTTAACGATTGTATATCTAATCGAGAAGAAATTGCATGGTTAATATCATTAATAAGAAATTTATTAAATCTTAGAAACAGAAGATATGATTTTAATAAAGATAATATACGTATTAATTGGTGGCAAGATAATTTATATGAACCATTAGAAAATTGGAAACGATATTATAATTTATCAACAAGCTTACCAAGACAAGAATGGATAAAACACGATGACTACCAAAGGCAAGACACTTCAATCACACGTAAGACAACATACAGACGCAAAAAGACCAAAAAACGCGATAGAAGCTTTATTAAACCAAGCGGAACTCTCTTTTGAAGACTTATCATCAAGTGAAATGGTTCTTATTATGGCTACTATGTTAGAATCTAGAGGATATCATGGTATGCTTGAACTTATGTCGGCTCTAGAAAAACCAGAAATATTGATAAAAATCATTAGATTATTCTACGGTATGACTATTCAAATACCACCTCTTAGAGATTGGATAGATACTATGAATACTATTGAATATATATTTCTTCGCTTTCATAAAGAAAAAATGACTGATACACTTACTAGAGATTATATGGGTATTTCAGAATTCGATGAAGAAAGATATATTGAAATCTTTGATAACTGGGTTCAATATTTAGCAAATAATAACTGTGACTTATCAGCTATAATGCATATGAATAGTAATGCTCTAACAAAACGTTATAAAAATGTCACAAAACGTCGTTTAAGAAGAAATATTAAGCGCACAACTAAGCCAAAAATATACAAGCCTAAGGAATCTTAGATTTTAAACTGTTCTAATTATATAGTATTTAACATTAAAGGATAACTTTTATGGAAAACGATACACCAAAAGTATGGAATAACGCTGCAGTAATGGTCCAAGACGAATATCCACAACAAGAAATGGTAGAAGTTCAAGAAGAAAAACCTCTTCCTTCTATTGAAGAACAACAAAGAGAACTTGAAAAGAGTGGTATTACTGGTATTAACTACAATATGGTTAATACTCTTATAGAAATGAATAAAGTTGCTCAACTTCTTCAAACAGTTCGTGCTACAGAATCTGAAGATGGTCGTAGAGCCGTATTAAGATCATTCTGTGAAGGTTTTGTACATGCAAGAATGCAAAATAATATCGTTGCAGAAACTCTTAAAGCTAAACTTCTTGCTAGATTACTTCAGAATATCGATAGATTAGACCTTTCTACAGCTGCTCAAATCTATATTGACTTAACACAAACTATGGCAGTAGATACTCAAATGGCTATGTCTGCTATTAACGGAATGAATCCTAGTGCCACAACTCCTATTTCATCTGGTGTAACTGTAAACATTAGTAATGCATCGGGTGATACTCCTACTATTACTAATAATACTCTGAATACAGATCAAGGAGCTGCTCAACTAAAAGAAGTATCTCTCCTTAATAATAACGTTAAAGCCTGGAGTAATAATACTATTCCAACGCAAGCTTCTATTAAGAAAATTGGAAATAAATAATCTAATACTAAAAAAAGAGGATACTTAATGGAAACGTTACCTGAAGATATAGAACGTAAACTAGAAAACTTACCAGTTGTTTCATTTGATGCTAGTGATGAATTACCTCGAGTATTAGCTACTCAAGATTTTATTGATATATTCAATTATTACAAAGAACACTTTTTACCAGATGTCCTTAAATCACAACCAGAAATATATCAAAAAGTAAGTCTATATCTAACATTAACCGGTCAAGATACAGCATTTGCTAACCAAACAGATCAAGTTCTCTTTAGAAGACCTGTACCAACTATGGAAGAATTTCTAAATGATGACTTCTATCATGGCAAACTAACTGCTACAATGTATCCATACTGGAAAGAACAGCTATGTAATATCTTCAGAGAAAATTCACCAGTACGAAAAGTAATCTTTGGAGGATCAATAGGATCGGGAAAAAGCACCATTGCTCGTAAAGCTATCGTATACTCTTTATACAGAGCATTATGTCTAAGATATCCTAGAGCTGCATTTAACGTCGATGAAGATACTACTCTTGCTAACTTCATTGTATCAGTTACTATTAAACAAGTATTTGATACTAACTTAATGCCATTCGTAAGTCTATTAAATAATATGCCTTGCTTTCAATCAGTACGTCATATCACTTCTTTCGATGGTTTTAATTTAGACGATCCTTACTGTCCAATACCATTCTGGGTTGAAAAATCTTCAGGTACTATATTCTTCCCAAATAACTTCATCTTATCAGCAGGATCACAAGTACAACATACTATTGGTTACTCTATCATTAACTCTTTCTGCTTTACTGAAAACACTAAAGTATATACAAACAAAGGTATCTTAACATTCAAAGAATTAGAAAACAGATTTAAAAACAATGAATCCTTTACAACAAAATCAATAACAAATACTAAAGAAATTATAGACTCTAACATAACTAATGTACAAATAACAGGATATAAACAAGACTTTATAAAAATATATATCACAGACACAGATTATATTGAATGCACTCCCGAACATCCCTTTGTTATAGCTAATCCAAAAGAAAACGATCCATTCTTAATATACGAAAACGGAATACCATACAAATATACTAAAGACTTAACAGAAAAAGATGAACTAGAAGAAGGAAATTCATCTATAAAAATTAAAAAGATCGAAAAAGTACATTATGATGAACCAAAACCAGTCTATGACTTAACAGTAGATAGTAAATACCATAATTTCCTCATCAATCGTGGTCTTAATATTTTTACCCACAATTGTGATGAAATTAATGAGCGTGGCGTTGAAACGGCTATTAATTTCCTTAACTCAATTGATAACCGCTTCAGTTCGAGATTCCAAGGCAGTCCGTTTGTCTTCCAAGCGGTTGTCTCTTCGGCTCGAACCACAAACAGTCCTATTGGTGAGTATATTAAGCATTTACCCAAGAATGATCCTAGTATTGAGATCTTGTCTCCTTGTTTGTGGGAAGTAAAGCCTGACCCGAACTTTATTGGAGATGGCACAACGTTTCCTGTTCTCGTTGGCAATGGTTCTATACCTTCTAGTATTATTACAGATGAAGCAACTTTAAAGGCTATAGATGAAGGTAAGTATGTCGAGCCAACAGGTTGTAGTTTAATTCACGTGCCAACAGTTTATAGATCAAAGTTCGAATTACAATTAGATCAGTCTATACAAGATATTGCTGGTATGACTACATCTGATAATAATATGGTATTTAGAGATACGTCTAGATTAGAAGATACTGCATTATTACCAGAGTTATATATGGAAGCTAATATACGTGATAATATTAATTTATTAGATTTATTACCAGTAGATAGAATATTTGAGAAAGGTCTTAATAATAGATGGTATTTTAAGAGAGCTCCTAATGCACCTAGGTTCTGTCATGTCGACTTAGGTGGATCAGGAGAACGAAATTGTGATACTGCATTATGTATTGGTCATAAAGAGTGGAAGAATAATACTGTAACTAACATGAGAGATACTATATATGTAGTAGATATGTTAATATTTGTTACAGCACCAATTAAAGTAGATTTAAAAGCTATTGAAAACTTTCTTATAGGTCTTGTTAAAGTATATAATGCACCTATACATACTGTTTCTTTTGACCAATGGCAATCTCTTGTTATGACACAAAATCTAGAAGTATCTGGATGTTTTACTGAGGTTAAAAAAGTATCAGTAGATCTTAAACCAGAACCATATATGAATGCTGCTAGATTAATGGAATTAGGACAAGTTAAAATAGGCGCATGTCCAAAACTTAAAAAAGAATTAGAAGCTCTTATTTTTGAAAAAGGTAGAGTAACAAGAACTACCGAACTTAAAGATGGCGCTGACGTATTAACTGGATTTATTTATGATGCTCAAATGTGTACTGAAGCCACTCCAATAGATAGATATAAAAACGCTGGAGCAGTTAAATTCGATAAAGGATATAAACTCTATATTAATAAAGATGAATACTTAACAGACTTGTTCTAAGAAGCTATCAAACCAAATGTAAAACTCTTCTAATGTCCAAAACTCATACCAGTTAAGATTATTCTTCTCTGCACACATTCTCTTTTCTGGATCAGTTATAGTCCACACCTCAATACAACTCTCAAAAAAGGGATCATCTTCGTGACTCTTCCACTCTTCTAATAATTGACGATGATCTTCTCTCTTTTCATCATAAGGACCAAGTATTACATCACCAGACTTTCCATGACTCATAAAGCCTTGATATTCAATAAAAATATCATATGTTAGTAAATAAAAATCACATAAGTAAGGATAACGATCATCAACATGCTCATATTCTACAGCAATTCCGGCACTTAAAAAACAATTATATATCTCTACTTCAGCATTAGAACGAACTTTAGTACCATCTAAACATTCTTTAGCTTTTACATAAGAACCAAATGTCATCGTACCATTTTCTTTTTTTGTCTTATATATTTTAGCCATTCTTTTAGAATCTCTTTCTTTATCTTTAAAAATAGCTTTAAATTCATCTGTTTCTGGATACGAATAGACTTTATACTTTTTAAATATACCATCTTTACGAGCTTGAGTTATTTTATCTTTTTCTTCTTGTGATTTATTATTCCAAGTTTCACTACACTTTTTAGAGTTACAATAATTTTTATCTCCATATCTTTCAAGTTTAGTTTGTTGCATTTTTTCTAATAATTTTTTACTTGCTCCACCATTACCACCGTATAATTCTACTGTTTTAGCTCTACCATTTAATTTAGGATCCTTTGAAGACCAATTATGTTTTACTCCATGTCGTTGTAACATAGTATTTTCATATTTTTCTTTTGCTTTTTTCTTATCTTCATCAGACATATTATGTTTTGCTTCAGATAACATTTTAGAATATTCTTCTGTCTTTTTAAAAGCACTATAACATTTCATACAACAAAAACTATATTTCCAATTTTTCTTTACTTTTTGATAAAATGATTTTCCACAAGTATGACATACTGCATTCGGTTTACGATTATCATAATACTCTTTCTGACATTCTTTACAGCAAAACTTTTTAGTATTTTTTATAGTTTTACCACAGTTTAAACACGTTCTTGTAACTTTCATAAGATTTCACTCCTTTTTATTCTTTCTATATACAGTGGCTATTCTCATCCGTACACGATTATTCTTCTGTTTCTAATAACAAAAAAGAGACCATATTTCAGATCTCTTTGTAATTGACTGAGAATAGCTACCTCTTGTCAGTCAATTTCATCGCCCGCCAAGAAGTAGTTGTAACTGAAGCTTGCACTGATAGTTACTGGATCAGAACTAGAAGCACTGATAGTCGGGAAAGAAATCTCGTTAGGGAATACATCATACAGACGAATATCATAACGAGTCATACCTTCCGGTTTTGGCTCATATACATCAGGATTCAGAAGAGCAATATTAACAGTCGCTGTATATTCATCTAACAGAGAAATAGTACCATTTTTGAAGTTATGGTAGGTATTGCACCAAACTTTCAGAGCTTCGGTAATCTCGGAGTCCCAAACCTCTGTAAATTCAACGGCCCAATCCCCTGCACGCGTCTGCTTGCCGGCGTAGCGCCTTTCGAAGCCACCCCATTGAACTACGGTCTTGTCGCCGGTGAATTTAGGAAAGCCGTAAGATTGGCAGCGTAGTTCGAGGTCTTTTGTTTTGATAAGTTGTGTAAGAGGAGAGCCAGGTTTAAAGCTGATGACCCAGGTAGATACGAACATCTTCAAAGGGTCTTTTAAATTTTGTACACTAGCTAAAGTATGTAACATGTTTTATATTCCTTATTATAGCTATAATTAATGTAAATCGATTAACATATATTAGAACAAGGAAAGTGTAAGTTTTAGCTAGTGATATGAAATTTATGGAGTTAGAGAGGTATGATTAGTGTAATGATGAAGAGGATGATGATTGTGAGTATGAAGAGAGGTGTTGTTATGTTTTGTTCCATGTTCGTATCTCCCTGGTATGTATGAAGTGGGGCAAAGATTTGTAGGTTTTGAGATTTGGAGGTATTATGGTTTGATCCTTGCCCCGTAAGTTTTATTTCTGAGATACATACTATATATACAGTCTATATTAGTTGTTTCTTTTATTATGCCAAAATATGTTATTAAGTTTCTTATTTTTAAAAGTAAGCGTTTGGTTATATCACTATATTTTTATAGTCTTAATAATATATTATATTTTTATATAAATTTGAGATATATATGTATATATAAGTATGTATCTTTTTTTCAGAAATTAAGTCCTTTGTTTAATAGAGATGGTAGCTTTATCTGAATGAAGATAAGCTAGTAGATCTCTATATTCTTTATTATACCGTATAGCATATTTTGGATAATGTTTTTTACGGTATTGGTATATATTAGATAAGAATTCTTCTTTTGTTTTTGGGTTTATATTATTCATAATATTACTTATTATTTTATAGGCGCCCCCAGAACCATGTTGGATGATAGTAGATTTTATTGCAGCTTGGATAGCATTATTTGTCGAACTCCATGATGTTACTCTATCTAGTCTTTTGTTGTGACTTTTATCCATACGATAGTAAACTGGTTTTATCTGTGTATCGTGAATAAATTTGTCGTAAAGGTCCCTGAAATCGGATTTTCGTGCAAGGGATTTCCAAGTATTAATAAAATGCTTATCACCTTTAAACGCAGCAGGTTGTCCACCGACCGAATTTAGTATATGATAAGTTTTGGGGGAATGTTCTTGAACGTATTTCATGAAAAAATCAAATGTGGAAGGTTTATTGTTTTTTCGCCAAGTAGATATTTGTAATTTACCATATGAATATCCACCGTAACAATCTTTAGATATTGCACTATAACCTTTACCACCATTTTCATATTTTGCTATAATCTCATGATTAGTATTTAAAGCATCATAATTAGTTCTAGCAGTTGCGTTAATTGAATTTAAAATTAATGTTCCACTTATTACAGCAAATGTCGTCCAAGAGTTAATGTTTATATTTAACATATTCTCTGTCCTAGTTTGTTGTGCTTCTTTTAATGCTTTTGAAACTATTTCTTCGAATTTTGGCATAAGATATAGAACAGTGTAATTTTATCAAAATGGATTTCTCCTCTGTTATTAAAACACAAAAGTTAATATATGTTATTGAAATTAAAGTGTAAAGCCAAAAATTCTTAAAAATTCATATTTTATGGTTTTACATCTGTGAATTAGAGTGATATATATTATAATAAGAGTATAAACTTTATAAAGGATATAGTATATGGGTTTTGATCTTAATGATGTTTGGAGTATAGCTACTTCTCAATTAATTAAAAACTTAGTTTTAAATGAACTTAACGAAATAAATAAAGAATATGCTAAAAAATATGAATTGCTATGTAAAATATATTCTCCTTCAACCGCTTATGAAATGATACTTGAGCTTTTAACAGATGGAGAGAAAGCTAAGCTCAAACAGCTTGATAAATATTTAGCAATATACTCAGGAGATAAATAAATGAAACACTTTTATTATGTATACAATCGTAGTTGTGAAAAACCAGTTCATAGACATGGTACATTAGAAGAAGCTGTAGTAGAAGCTATCAGATTAGCAGAACAAGAACATAAAAGTTATTATGTATTAGAATCTGTAGCTAAAATTGTTTATAATCATGATGACAGTTCTACTATATATGAAGGACGTCAATTAGAAATGAAAGAACAAAAACTGAATGACTAAAGTAAGTATAATCGTACCAGTATATAATACAGAAAAATATTTATGTAGATGTTTAGATTCATTAGTTAAACAAACACTAAAAGATATTGAAATTATTTGTATTGATGATGCTAGTACAGATAATAGTAAAAATATCATTAAAGAATATGAAAAGAAATATACAAATGTAAAAGGATATTATCTTACTATAAATAAAGGCGTTGCAAATGCTCGTAATATTGGACTAAATAAAAGTCAAGGTGAGTTTATAGGCTTTTGTGATTCTGATGATTTTGTTGATGAAGGTTATTTTGAGAATTTATATAATCAATCTAAAACATATGATTTAATTAGAGGAATACGTTTAATAGATAAAAGACATGGTAAAAACGAATATGGATGTTTAGTACCTAGTATAATAAGAAGAACTTTTTTAATACAAAATAATCTTAGATTTCCAAATAAAAATATCGGTGAAGATAGTACATTAAAAAGATGGATATATAATCATACTGATAAAATTTTAGAAGTAGAAGATAATGGTCAATATTATCATTATATGAAAAGAGCAGGATCACTGTCTAATTATAATATAGAGGAGAAAAATGAGTAAACCTTTAGTATCAATTATTTTAACATTATATGAAATTAAAAAAGAATATTTATTAGAATGTCTTGAATCTATATTAAATCAATCTTATGATAACATAGAAATAATTGCGATAGATGATTGCTCTCCTACAGTTAAATATGATGATATAACAAAATTATCTCCAAAAATACATCTTTATCATAATAAAACTAATCTTAAAATGAATAAGACAGTAAATAAAGGTTTTTCATTAGCTAAAGGTAAATATATAATAAGATTAGGTAGTGATGATATATTTGCTAAAACAATGATTGAAGAAGAAGTTAATTTTCTTGAAAAATTTCACGAATACGGAGCTGTTTGTTGTGAATTAGAAAGATTTGGAAGAAGAACTAACGTAATACATCGACCAAAAGAATGGAATCTTAATAAAATCATAAATGAAAGACAATTAGCTGGTACTGGTTATGCTGGTGGTATGATGTTCAGAAAAGATTTATTAAAAAATTGTTCTATCGATGAAAGTCTTAAAATATGTGAAGATTTTGATTTTCAACTACAGATATTACATCATATGCCTATCGCTAGTATTCATAAAGTACTTTATTACTATAGATCACATGAAACAAACATTTGTAGATCAGTATCAACGAATGACCGACTTACCTTAATTGATAAAATCTTAGAAAAGCATAAATTACTTTTATAATTAATAGTTCTATATAATGTGGCTAGGCTCGCTACCGAAAAGAGTACAACTCATACTCCTGCCACTCTCTTTTTAATTGAGTACTATATGGAGATATAGAATTATGTCTAGTAAATATGATTGTATTTCAGATGAAATTTTAATAGAATTATATATTAACCAAAATTTACCAATATCAGTAGTAGCCAAAAAATTAAATGGCAGTAAAACACAAATTAGACTCTTACTTATAAAAAGAGGTATTATAAAATCAAAAGAATTACGTCATCAACAATATACTAATACTTTAAATGAATTTTATGCAAATCGTACAGAAGAGCAATATCTTCATAAAAGTAGAGCTTGTAAAGATAGATGGAATAATTCTACAGAAGAAGAAAAAATAGAATGGATGAAGCCATTAAATAAAGTAAATGCTCATAGATCTCCTGAACATGAAGCTGCATTAATAAAATCATATAAAAATTTTTTAAAAAATGAATCAAAAGAAGATAGAGCTATACGTTTAGAAAATATAAGAATTAGTACTACTAAAGCTATTAAAAATATGTCTCCTGAAACAAAAGCAAAAGCATCTGAAAAAAGAAAAAACACTTGGAATAATAAAACTGAAGACGAAAAACGAAAAATTAAAGAAAAAAGACAAAAAACTATGTCTGCAAAATCATTAGAAGAAAAATCAAGTTATATAGAAAAAGGAAGACTTACAAAACTAAAAAACGGAACGCTTTTTACATCTAACGATGAAAATATATTTATAAACTATTTAAATGAATTAGGCTATAAAACTAGTAAATTTTATTTAAAAGAACATATAAATACGACTACAAAATCCGAAATAGATATCTATATAGATGAACAAAAACTCGGGATTGAAATTAATGGAATATACTTTCATAGTATAAATGGAAAAAATCATCGTGACAAATATTATCATTATAATAAAACAGAAGATGCAAGATTAAATAATTTCAGTTTAATTCACTTATGGGAAGATTGGATACATACAAATTTAGAAACATGTAAAAATATATTATTTAATAGACTAGATTTGTCTCATACAAAAACATTAGACACTCTTAATTATATACAAATAAATCAGAATGTATTTGAAGATTTAAGAAAAAATTTTACACTAGATTATTCAAAAACTTATGCTAATATGTATAAAGTAATGAATAATACAGAATGTTATGCCATTCTAGGCTTGAATATTAAAGACAGAATCATAGAATTTAATTTATTCGAAAATCCTTTATACAAAATATCAAACTTAATACAAAGTACTATTAAATTCATAATAAATACTTTTAATCCAAATAAAATATATACATCATTAATGAGAGATATCTATATTGCTGATAATTATCTTAATAATAGCTTCGTCCTAGTAAATTATACAGAGCCAAATAGATTTTTAATAAAAGGCAATTACCAAAGATTTTATACAGATATCTCTGTTTCTGAATTAAAAAATCAAGAAAATACAAATAATATATTTGAATGTTATGGATCTGGATATATAAAATTAGAATATAAAGAATAGTTTTTATGACTTTTGACTAGTTCTATATAATCAGTTATATAATTTTATAAGTTTTATTTGCAAATCAAACTAGGATTTTCTAAATGTCAGATAAATTAAAGAAAGATCAAGCTTCAGGTAGATATTTTTTATATGAATCTACTGAATTTAATGTAAAACCAGTAATTTCTAAAGATTTAAAAGAATCTCTAAAGATTTCAAACGGAAAAGCCGGCACTCTTATCGTAAGAAACGTACCAGTCACAATTCTTAATAGAGAAAATATGAACGGGCGTATCTATACAACACAAGTTTTGGAAGAAGCTATTGCTGAATGTAAGCGTCTTAACAAATTTGCTGATAAGATGCTTTTATCGAAGCCGGATGAACATCCGGAAGATTCGTTCATCCCTCCTTCAAAAGCATCACATGCTGTTATTAATTGTTATATTAAAAAGAATGTACCGATCGTAGTTGAAGGTAAAAAAGAACGTCATGATGTTCTTTTCCAAGACTGGGAAATCTTTAATACAGCAAATGGTAAAGATATGCGTGCATTAGTAGAAGCTGGTGTATCATTTGGTGTTTCTATTCGTGGTTTAGGCGATCTAGAAGGCAAATACGTAAAAAATTATAGTTTACTTGGAACTGATCTTGTAGGGAACCCAAGTTCTTCTACGTTTTCTGGTATGCCCGTTGCTGAATCTGTTGTTGAATCTGTAAATGAAGATAAGTCTAAAAAGCCATTAAAAGAAGAGTTTGTTGTTTCTAGTTCTTCAACAACTGTTATGAAAGATATAGAACAAGCTTCTAAATTAGCTATGGAAATTGATGAACTTAATTATGGTACTGTTGTAAAGACATCTACAAAAGTTGATGATGAAACAGATCCTAAGACTGGTGTTTCTACAAGTTTAGTTACGTTTGAAGCTGAAACAGAAGATAAAGCAACTGATTTAGATACAGCTTTAATGTTAGCTAAAAGAGCTATTTTAAATGGTAAAGTTGATATTGATTCTGTTACTATTGAAAACGTTAAAGAAGATCAACCGAAAGAATCTGCTGAAAATAATGACGCTTCTGTATTAAAAGAAGAAGAAAAAGATCCAATGTATTTAGCTTTGAAGAAAAGTAATTATTATCGTTTTAACACACCTGAAGAATATATGAAGTTTATAAATGATAATGTTAAATATCTTGATAATGGTTATTCATTACCAGAAGCTGAAGAAATTTTTGCTGAGTATACTGATGGTAAAATTAGTCCTGAATTAGCTTGTCATAAACTTGAAGGATTTGTTGGTAATATTATAAATAAAACTTTTAATAAAGATATTCCAGCATTAAATGAAGATGAGAACAATGATGATGCTGATGATACTGAGCGTTATGGAGTATGTGGTTGGTGCGGTGAAAAATTGCCATTATCTGATTTAAAGAAAGAAAAAGATTTAGGATATGTATGCAATCATTGTGCTAAAGGTCTTGCATCTCGTGAAGGTCCGCTTAATTTTGAAGATGAATATGTACCTGAATCTAAAATGAATAAAATGAGTACTGTAAAAGAAGCTAAAGAAGAAAAAGAAGAAGATCCAAATACAGGTAAGAAATTTATCTTAAAAACTCCCCAAGGTTTTGTCGCTATGGATGGTAATGCATTGGTATTTAAACAAAATCCTAAAGAAGCATTACATTTTATTGTTGGCAAAGAAGAAACGGGATTAGTACATCTTTCTAAAGTACAAGAAATTTTAGATACTATGGGTGTCTATGATGTAGAAAAGTACTATAAAAAAGATATCACAGATATTAGTGCTCCGGAAGAAGGTAACGGAATTGCTCCTAAGGGTGATTCTGAATTTGCTCCAAAAGAAGAATCTAGTGAAGAATTAACAGAAGATAATGGAAGCAATACAAGATTTTCTGCACAAGTTGCTTATGATAAAGGTAATGGTAATCTTGAGACAAATACTGTTCCTGTTTCTGGTGTTGAATTAGATAGTATTCTTGCCGAAGTAGGTAATTTATATGATATGAAATCGCAAAAAGCAGATGGTACTGTATCTATTAAAGTTACTGATACACAAACTGGACAAGTTTACCAATATAATAAACAAAATAATTCATTAGATCCTATACAAAGTGCTGATACAAATATGGCAGATGTTCAACAAGAACCACAACTCGATGCTCCTATTCAAGAAGCTAATGGTGAAATTGAACAAAAAGCTAATGAATTAAAAGTTGACTTAGATAAAGATCATTCAGTTACAAAGAAGTTTGATACTGTAGCTCAAGCTAGTATTGCAAAAGCTGGTATGGAACAAGGTAAATTGAATGGTGACGTCATGCTCAGTGAAGAAGATCAAAAATACGAAGATGCTCCTGATTATGGTGAAGAAAATGTTGAATTTGGTTGGTATGCATTAAGTCCTAATACTGATGCTCAGGGTAGACCTGATTTAATTGGACCATTTGAAAGTGAAGAAGAAGCAAATAATGCTCTTGCTGAAGTAATTGATATGGTTGAAATCTTTGAAGTTACTCCAGATGGTATTCACCAAGGAAATGATATGGCATTAGCAGCAGAGTCTAATTTAGATGAAAAGATTTTCTCTAATCCTACGAACCCTTCTGATGAATTTGTATCTGTTCCATTAAAAGATAGTGATAATTTAAAATTTAGTTTAGACAATATTGATTGGGATATTGATAGTGTTGTTAATAAACTTTATGATGGTGAATTTGTAGATATTGACAATTTACCAGATCATTTAGAAGTTGAATTAACAGAAGATGAATTCAAAAATGTTGCTAATGTTGAAGAATTAATGAACGTTATCAAAAATAAAGCTTCAGAACAAATCGGTATTAAAATTAATAATGCCGTTTTAGATAGAATTGCTTAAAATAAACAGTTCTATATATCGTAAATAGTTTATACTAATTTTTATCAATATTTACTAGATTATATAAGGTGATTAGAAACATGACAAAAGATGAAATCTTAAAAAGTATTAAAGCTTTGAAAGAATCTAATGCTTTGAACGTTAAAAAAGCAGAAGATACTTTGCAAAACATTGATGCAAAAGAAGTAAGTGATGCTAAAGTTGCTCAAGGTATCACAGGTTTGACATCAGAATTGCCGACGCAAAAAGATGTTGAAAAAGAAGTTAATAAAGACGAAGGACCGATCGTTCCTGCTGATAAAGATGGCGTTTCAAAGAACGGTGGTGAGTCTGATAAACTTGAAGATGGTAAAGTAGAAGCAGAGCGTAAGAAAGAAGATAATGGTATGAAAGACGTTATCAATGTTTCTGATCGCAAAGTTGAAGAAAATGCTGAATCTACAGCTGAATTGTTAAATCAATTGAAAGAAGCTGCAGCTCGTGAAGAAAAATATAAGAAAGAAGTTGCAACGATGAAAAAGCTGTGTGAAGAAGCTATCGAAATGCAAGGTAAAGCTTTAACAGAATTACATGCTAAGAAAATGCATACAGTTTTTGAAGCTATTGTTGCTAAAGGTGAAGCTCTTGAAAAAGAAATGAACGAAGCCAAGATTAAAAATGAAAAATTGTATAAATCGGCTCAAAAATTGTACGAAGGTTCTACTCGTTTGAATAAAATCTTGTTAGAAGCTGTTAAGAAAGCTCAACCAGAAAAGAAGATGACACGTTATATGTCTGCTTCTGCTCGTGCTATGGCTGCTTTCAATAAGTAATTTGCATTTTATAGTCATTAAGAGAGAGTTGGTATAAAAGCTGACTCTCTTTTTCTATACAGTTCTAATAGTTATGAATAGATTTATTGAAATACTATTAAATTTTATAAGTAAGCTTTTTAAATCTTCTAGCAACAGTATTGAGGAGAAACCTGTCATGAATAAATTCTTATCAGATCAAGATTTTAGAGACTTAGGTATTGAATTTGGTATAGAACCTGCTTGTATTAGAGCTATTTTTAAAGTAGAAGCAGGTGGAAAATCAGGTTTCTTACAAGCAGATCCTTCTAAACCAGTAACATTAGAAGAAGGACACATATTTTATAAGTACGGTAAACAAAAAGGACTAGATGTAGACAGTTTATGTGTTTCTTATCCTACAATATGCTATAAAAGTTGGACAAAACAATATTATAAGACTGGATTAGCTGAATATGCTAGATATGAATTAGCAGCAAGTGTCAATCAAGAAGTTGCTATGTTAGCTACAAGCTGGGGTTGTGGTCAAGTTATGGGATTTAATTATAAAGCTTGTGGATATAGTACTGTAAAAGCCTTTGTAAATGATATGTATTTGTCTGAAAAGTTACAATTACGAGCTATGTGTATGTTTATAAAGTCTAATACTAAGATGTTTAATGCTTTAAAAACTAAAGACTGGAAAACTTTTGCCAGTTGTTATAATGGTCCTGGTTATGCGAGCAATAAATATGATAGTAAATTAGCTAAAGCTTATGAAGACTATTCAAAAATATACGTATAACAGAAAAATAATTTAAAAAATTCTAAAATTTTTGTAATTCTATAATATATAAGTAGTAATAAAAGTAATGGTGATAGTATGGGTTATTTATTAAATGTCGACAATTTACTTAATGGATATATTACAGATGAATTTAAAAGTAAAGTTTGTGATACTATTAGTTTTGCTATAGAACATTCTGCTAACCTTAATAAATCAAATGAAGAGATAATTGGCGAAATACTTAATTATAATCTAGAATGTAAGTTACAAGAAGCTGCTAATGACTTATATCTAAAATTACCTGAGAAATATAGTTTAAAAAAGCACAACTTTAACGAATGCGCTGATATTATTAGCGAATTTATAAGTCATTGTGCTATTTCTGAAACCTTTAAAAAAAGAAGTATTATATTTGAAATTGGTAAAAATAAAAGTAAATTTGATTTCATACAAACCATTCTTGAAATTATAGCAAAAGACGATGAAATGTTTAATTTCACATTAAAAACTAATAAAGAGCGCTCTGCAATTAAACTTACATTAACAGCTAAATAAAATAAGATGCTGGTAATGGAATAAATAATTGATCTAAACCTTCAGTATTACAAATTGTTCGAATTAAACCACCTGGAATACGTGTATAAGTAACACTAAATCCATTCATGTTATATTTTCCATCAACAGATTCAAATAGTTTAAGCTTTTTAAGAACTTCTTCTTGTATTTCTGTATAAATTATATCCTTTTTCTTAAACATATCTAAAACCTTATTGTTTGTGAAATATAATCTATAATATTTGGCATTTCTGCTATATCACTATCTGTTAAGAGTAATGTCTTATTATTATAAGTAAGAACATTTTCGTTGATAACAAACTTATTATCAACAAAGTCTTTTAGTTCTTTTAATGACAGATACATCTGTTTCTTGTTTGCTGCAATTAGTTTAATACCTGTTTCATCAAGATTAATTACTCTCATTATATTAAATATCCTTTTATTAACCAAATATTACATTATTATATATAATAATAAACGTTATTTGTAAAGCAAAAAATATATTTTATTTTTAGTAGTAATGGAAAAATAGTTTAAAAGTTAGAAATTATATATAACTTCAAATATACATGATTAACGTACAACAAAGGATTTTTATATGCAGAAAAAGTTTACATTTGACCTATTATATGATATGAGCGTCGTCACAGAAGAACGTGAATGTACGAATTCTTGCTTTGAGTTTTCACTTCAATATAAAGAATATGAAAAATATCTTTTAATTAGATCTCTTTATAATTACATATATAAACCTTATGAAAGTGAATATCTTAATTCATATTTTTTTGAATGCTATATAAAATATTTAACATATTATCCTTTATCCTGTATTTTTAAGAATACTTATGTTAAGAGTATAGAAAATAAAATAAATAATTTACCAGAAATAAAAGAATTAATTAATTATAAATTAGAAAGAAATGCGCAAAGTTTAGAATTTGAGTATAAAGAGTTAAATCAAATAGAATCTTTTCGTAAATTAATGAAGGATTTAAACAAAGATGTTAAAAATAGAATTAAAAACTTTCTAAAAAAAGAAGAGAAAAAATCTTTAGAAAAAACAGATATAATAAATAATTATCACAAGTTTCTTAATACAATAGGTATTAAAACTAAAAAAGAATTAATTTTATCTGATGTATTTCTATTAAAACATACTTATTTATTTGAATCAGTATTTTCTAGATATAATTTTAATATTAGAGAAAACAAAATAAAAACACTTAATCATTGTTGTGGTTTCGATTGCTCAAAAGTAATCGATAGTAATTCATCATTTAAAGATTGTTTATTTTCTAAAGATAGATATGATGTTTTAGCTTTTCCATGGATTATACAAAAAACAATAATGGATTATACTGGTAATTTTGTAAAAGGTTTAACTCAAAGACTACCAACTACAGAATTAACAGAAAAAGACTTTAATCACATATCGCAATTAAGCTACCTTAAATCGCTCCTGGGTGATGCTATTGCAAAAAAGAGTAAAGGTGTTAACATTTTATTATATGGCGCGCCAGGGACTGGAAAAACGGCCTTAGCGACTGTTTTAATAAATAGCTTAACAAATGAGGGTTATTCTGTACCAACAACAGATAAATATACGAGGAATATAAATATCTTTGAAAGTGATTCCTCTCTGGATAAAAACTTTAGACATCAATACTATTCTATTCTTCAAAAAGTATTAGAAAAAACAAACAAAAGTGTATTATTATTTGATGAAGCAGAAGATATGTTTAGAGAAACTTTCACTAAAGAATGTTTTTCAAAATCTGTTATTAATGATATACTTGAAAATAATCCCGTTCCGACTATTTGGACAAGTAATGATCTTTACTGTATGCAATCTTCTTATTTTAGACGTTTTACTTATATCTTAAATATAGAAGAATTACCACAATCCGTATATAAAAATATTGTAAATAATCTTGCAAGCAAAAATGAAATAAAATTAGATGCTAATATCGAAAATATGTTATCTCAATATAAACCTAGTATCGCAATTATAGAAAAAGCTATACAAACATTTAAAAGTACTGGTTTAACGGATCAAAAATACCTTGAAGAAAATATAAAAGATATATTACAGGGACAAAATTTTGGATATAAACTTCCAAAAGTAAAAAAGAATAACTTTATCTTTAATCCTGAATTAATCAATGCTTCAGTAGACTTAAACGATCTTACACAACGTATTAAAGCTTCTGGTAGATTAGACTTTAGTTTATTACTTTATGGTGTACCAGGAAGCTCTAAAACAAGTTATGCTCGCTATCTGGCAGAAGAATTAGGTATGAAAACTCTTTGCAAAACATATCAAGATTTAGCATCCATGTGGGTTGGCGAAACAGAACATAACATTCAAGCATTATTCGATGAAGCAGAAAGGAATAAAGCCTTTATTATATTAGATGAAGCTGATGTATTATTACGTGATCGTTCTTCTGCATCAAGAAGTTGGGAATTAAGTCAAGTCGAAGCAATGCTTACTTGTATGGAAGATCATCCTTATCCATTTGTTATGACAACTAATCTATTTGAATCTTTAGATCAAGCTGTTATGAGACGATTCTTGTATAAAGTACAACATAATTATTTATCACCAGTTCAAGTTAATAAAGCATTTAAATACTTTTTTAATATTGATATAACTGAAAATTTAGGTTTAAGTAAGATAACATCTGGCGATTTTGCAGTAATTAAAAAACAAGCAGAATTTCAATGCAAAATGAATGATAAAGATTGGTTAATTGAACAACTTAAATTAGAACAAAATAACAAAAAAGATTTATCTACTGGTAAGATAATACTCTAAAAAATGAAAATGGTCTTAGACTTAAATATCTAGGACCATTCTTTTAACTTTAATAGTTATTACTAGAATGAAAACTTAGTAACACATTTTACTAATTTAATATCTTCATTCAAGTTTTCTTCTAACGCAATAGCTATTACATTATCATTAAATGCATTTTTAACAGTACCAACACCTGCTATATCAGATAATTTAATTTTATCAAATTTACGAACCGCTCCTTTGACTTTTACGTTAACTTTACCAGCAAGAGCTATTGGTAAACCATGTGCTTCACTATTCAAGATAATAGCAGGTTTACTAGAAATAACAGCATTTACTTCAGCTGTAGCTTTTGTAATTTCTTTACTACCACCGAAACAAACTAATGTACCTTCTTCATAATCTTCGTCAGCTTCATATAACTCAGCCAAGTCAGCAGTTCCAACTTCAATACCGTCAACAAACGTTTTAATACCGTTAATGGTTTCATCACCTGTAGTATGTACTAAGTTTGCACCACCACCGCCAGTGCCTCCAGTAATATCATCAAGCTGTCCTTGAATATCTGATGTTACATTAGAAAGATATCCTAATTGTGTACTTGTCACACCTGAAACAGCAACTTTACCAGAACCATTACTAATTAATGCTCTATTAGCAGTTAAGTTATTTGTAGTAATAGTAGTCGCAGCACCAGTAATATTGTTTTGTTTATTATTTGTTAATGATGTAATATTACTTTTATTTGTGTTAATTTGACTAACTAATGTAGATGTAATACCAGAATTTAAAGCGGCTAATTGTGCAGCAGTCATAGGAGTTTCATTAACTTGATATTCAGGAATCCATCCAGCTTTACCGTCAGTTCCCCAAACACCTGTATACTTAAATCTCCATGTACCATCTAGTGTATCGCCAGTATAACCAGAAGCATCTTGTACAACCAAATAGTCATTAACTGTAGGTGTCCTACTTCCAGCATAATCTACAGGATAACTAGAAGCTGCAGTAGGAACAGAAGACCAATCTGCCCAATTTCCTCTAAAGTTAGCTGTATTTGTTTGAATTGTAGAATTAACAAATGCTTTATCAGCTAATTGATTAGATGCGCTTGCTTGAGTAGGAATCTTACTATTAATTGTCGTAATATTACTTGTATTTGTGTCTGTATGTGCATCTACCTCATTAATAGCAGCGACTAAATTACCTTTAGCATCAGTTGTTAACGATGTAAGTGTACCAATATGATTTGTATTTGTATCAGTATGACTATCTACTTCATTAATAGCACTCTGTAAAGATGTCTTACTATCAGTTGTTAAATTACTTAATGTACCAATTTGAGTTTGAATAGAACTTGTAACACCATGTACATATCCTAACTCTGTAGATGTCGTATCACTAACAGCAATCTTTCCTGAATTATTACTGATAACAGCTCTATTTGTTGTTAAATTAGAAGTTTTAATCGTTGATACTGCACCAGCAAGATTAGCTTGTACATACTTAGTAGTAGCTACCTTATAACTATTATCATTTGTAGCTAAATCACATTTATCAAATACAGCATAAGGATTATTGTTATTATAAACTAAATGTAAACCAGATCTTGTACCTGCCGGAATAGCTTGAGCAACACCTTCTTCATCTTCTGTATAAAATGATGTCGTATTATCTGCATATACATACAAAACTAATTCATTATTATTAGTAGCTATAGTACTCTCAACACTAGAAATAGGTGTATAACTAATTCTACTATTTAAATCACTAGGATCAGATATAGTCGTTTTAGCTTTCATTAACATAGCAGAAGGTGTGATATCTGCGGTACTATATCTTACTGTTAAACCAGAACCAGTAGCTCCAGTAGTAACATTAGAAGTTCCAGCAGTAGTACCAGAAGGAGCATAGTTTGCAGAAACGATATTTGAAGTAACTACTAATGATGTAACAGCACCAGTCTCTTCATTAACACCTTGTACCATACACGTTACTTCACCACCAGTATTGGCAACTAAAACTGTATCACCAATTGCATACATACTTCCTGCATTACCAATACCATTACCTGTTAATACTACTTTATAAGTCTTATCTGCATCAGACATAATAGGACGACTAAATGTCTTAACACCAACAACAGTCTCAGCATTCGTCTTATGTAAAAACGTATTATTAACATCATACGTCTTCTGCTTAGTATTAATATCTGTCTCTACATTATTAGCAACATCATTTAAAATCTCCCAAACTTGTCTTACTGTCGCTAATTGATACCGTTGTGTAGGTAATATATCTGTAGCAAATGGAGACGTAATAACTTCACTATTTCTAATACGCCACGGTAAATACTCACCACCATTATATAACTCTACATAATCTGCACTACTAGGAATTACACCCTTCAAATTAATCAAATTATTATATAATCTACCATCAACTTCATCTTCTATTCGTGTCTCTACATAATTACGTACAGCATTAGCAGTAGGATACTTACTAGCATCTATCGTTGTATCAGTTCCTGGTATAGTAGTAATCTTATTAGTAGTCTCTTCTAACCTATATCCAGCATTAACAATTCTTCCATAAATAGCATTACCATCAACATTACTCATATTCTTCAAGGCTAACGCTGCATCACCCTTAGAAGCAGAACTTAATTGAGCTACATCTAAATTACTCGTATCAGCATATGCTAAATTCTTTCCTGCATGTCCTGTCGAAGTCGCTAAATTTACAGTACTAACATTACTCATATCAGCATACGCTAAATTCTTACCACCATGACCTGTAGACGTAGCTAAATTAACTGTATTAACATTACTCATGTTAACTAATGCTCTACGATTAACCTCACTATCAACATAACTAGTCTTAGCTAAACCATATGTATTAAAAACCTTAACAATATTACTAGCTATCGCTGACGTACTCTCTAACTCTTCCAAATTACTAAGATCTGCATACGCCAAATTCTTATCACCAAGGAAACCACGATGCTCAGCCAAAGCCTCAGTAGAAACATTCAGAAAATCTGCACGTGCCATTGGTATGCCTCCACGATTGATTGAATTGTGGAGGCGTATCGTGGCATTGCTATCGGTACCATACTGAATACCGTTATACTTATAACCTAAGTCTACAACAATTTCGCCTTGAACACCTAAAAAGTTAAGATTTGCTTGAGTATCGCCTTTCCTAAAGGACACAGCTCGAGTTTCTATAATGGAAGCCATTTTAAAATTTATCCTTGATTAAAAACTACATGTTATTTATTAGAACTCTTGAATTTCGTAGATAAACTCACTTTCCTTCATATTTATTGAATAAAATGACTTCCGTAATAGAAAGCTTGAGCTCAATTTCTATTAGGAAAGTCTTTATTTTCGTTCATCGTCTCTTTTTGTGTTTGAATTCTAATCTGCCTGGTTTATAGGTGTCATCTGGTTTTTCAAATCTAAAGACAGATTTTTCGCCGTTATTCCACCATTTTTTGCCTTTATTTTGATAACTTGTGATTTGTACAAAGCCTTCTGGAATTGGATCGTCTTTTTTGAGAATTATGTTTTCTTTACCGTTTGTATAGATCGTTTTTCCGTACATTGGATTATTTTCGCCTTTAATCTTTTCAGAGGCAAATTTCTTCATTTCTTCTGTTTGTGCGTAGTTTTTAACACCATAATGTTCTAGATTATATTGTTCAATTTTCTGTAATTTTTGTTGTTTTTTATCTTCTGACAAAGGAAGAGCACCTTTTATCCAGCCTTCTGGTATAATGTCAGATTCACTAAAATAGCATTGAGTTATACCGTTATTGTATACTTTAGTATTTTTGTTTTTTGGAGATTTATGACGATTATCATCTGATTTTACAGGTAATTGCCCTTTTATCCAATCATCACCAGGACATTCTTTTTGAAGTTTTTGTTCAATTCCATTATTCCACCAGTATTTACCATAAGCAGGATTATTTTCGCCTTTAAGTTCTTGTATAGTCATACCTTGTTTAAAGCCTTCTGGTATTTGATCATCCTTTTTTATTATAATGTTTGTAATTCCATCAGTATACCAGTTTGTATTATACATTGGGTTATTTTCACCTTTTAATTTATCTCTAAATTCTTCAGATACAGGTAATTTTCCTAAATGCCATCCATCTCCGGGACATTCTGAACTTATACATTGTTCTATTCCATCAGTCCACCAATTACCACGACTTTTACAAGTACATCCTCTGTAATATCCTTCTGGTATTGTATCTTCTTCTTTTAAAAATAAATTATCTATCCCATTTGTATACCAATGTCTTCCTTCAGCAGGTTTTATTCCGTTATTATATTGAGAGAAATCTTGACTACCTCCTTGTGCTATATTATATCCTTTATCTTTTTCATTAGAGTGATACACTTCTGTTATAAAATACTTTTCTTGTTTTTCTATCTCATCTTTGAATTTTGTTTGTAATATAACAATATGCTGAATATTGTTCCAACCATATTTTTGTATTGCACTCCATAAATACGGCTGTGCTTTATAATTTACACCAGTATATCCCCAACGAACTTTTGGCTTTTGTGATGTTATTCCTACATATACCTTATTATTCGGAAAGATATGTACGTATAAGCTGTAGATCTTCTCTTTTTTCATATAATCAATTTCCTTCTATTAATTCTTATGTTATATAGAAGTATTTAAAGTTTTCTAATTTGTAAACTTTTTTAGTTTATAGTTCTGTTAGAAGTCTATTCTTATTACGCATTCCACTGGTTTGTTAGTAGCTATTTCGTGAGCTATAATTTTGCCGAGTGGTTTTCCGTTAGGTACTGTAGAGGCACGTCCTGGTTTGATTTTGGAGAGGTAGATTTTGTCACCGAATTTAGGTAAGCAGTTTCCGTCCATTAATACAGGTACACGTCCACAGAGAGCTACAGGTAGGTGTAATTGTGATTTCTTTTCACCTAGAATATATCCTGGGTTTGTAGAAATAACACCATTACATTCTGTTACAGCTTCTGATATTTCTTTTAGACCTTTACCAAATGTAATTAATGTACCAGGAAGGTATAGTTTATCACTTTCGTATTCTTCTGCAATATCTCCGTAGTATGAGCGGTATGCTAAACCGTAAAAGCTGATATTTGAATCTGTTACGTGTGGAGATGTAGAAGATGTACCTTTACCTAAGACTATGTTATTAAATCTTACAAATGTATCGACGTTAATTGGATTTGATAGATCATGTCCAGGTTGTGCACTGTTACCGGGTCTTGTTGTTTGTAAATAGTTATTACGTAATTCTTTAGGAGTTACAGCTGTTTGTTCTTGAGCATCTGGGTTATTATAAACTTCTTTTACTTCATCATTAGTAGCGTATCTTGTTGTACCATAAACTGTATAAGAAGCTTCATTACGTAGATCAAGTGCTAATCTAATTGAGTTAGAAGAAGTACACCATCCTAAAAATGAATCTGTTTGTGTAAGAGTTGGTCTTCCAGCATTTGTTTCAGAATCGCAGTAGAGTGGTTGATTTAACCAAGATGAAGGAAATGCCCATAATGCATTAGGTGTAGCAGTACTAGTAACTACAAATTTAGCAGATTGTCCAGAATGTGGTAATTGTGATCTGTAATCGTATTCTGCATTATATACTTTTTTACCGTTAGGAATAGTAATGTTACCTACTGTTGGTCCTTTAAGAGCAAATGTTTCAATAGCTCCTGATCCGTTAATAGAAGTTACTGTAAGTTTAAAGATAAGACCGTGTTCAGCTGGTATTACTAATTCTTCACCTGCTGCATATCCAGTACCTGTAGGTGTATTATTTTCTAGTGTAACAGTATATTGATATGCCGTTGAATTGTTTGTAATTTCACCAGAATATACGATACTATTACCTACTCTAATACCAATTGGCATTTTAGTATTAGGTGTTAAATCAGTACGAATATCACCATCTTCGTTTAATACACTTTTACCTTCAGCTCTTTCGTATTTACCTGTAGTAGCATTCCAATATACAAACATGTAGTTTGTAACATCAGAAGCAAAGTTATCAGCCTCTACATTTAAAAAGTTATCTGTAGGTTGAATAAATGACCATTCTGTATCTTCATACCATTCTGTATTTGTTTTTCTAGGTAATGCTAATGCTGGAATACCTGTACCATATAGATTATCAATTACATAACAGTTATGAGGTCTTTTAGCAGCATTTTGAGGATATACGATCATAGATTCATTTGGTACTTCTGGAAGACTATGCGCATCTTCCTCTTCGATAATTAAGTTTTCTACAAATGCTAAATTACCTAATAATGTATTGAAATATAATTTAAGAGCATTACCAATTCTTGATACTGAAGTTGCATACTTAGTTACTTCTTTTGGTAAAGATGCTACAGCAAATAATACATCAGTATAGCCATCATCTGGATTTTTAATATAAAGACCAATAGTACCAAATGACCATTCTTCAGCACCATTATCTGCAAATGCACCAAATCCATCAGGTGGTAAGAGTAATTGATATTGTAATGCACCTGTTGCACTATTAATTTTCCAAGATAGAATATATTTTAAATATGGATCACCGTAATCTGTATATCCATAGGGATTATTAGCAGTAACATATAAGTTTGGAGAACCGACAGTACCAACACTAAATACTACTTCACCAGCTTGTAAGAAATCTGTATCTGTCCAATTAACAAATGGAGTAGCTGGAGAAAGTACAGTATTTTTAAGCATTTTAATACCACTGAATGTAAGACTTAATCCACCTCTTTGTACACTTGCTAATTTTTTAAGACCTTCAGTAGTAACAACAAGATTATAAGAATTATCTGGTAATTGAACAACCCAGTTAATACCATTAAACTGTTCTAATTCCCAACCATTAGAATCATCACCGATAGCACAATATATACTAGCAATCAATTCTGAAGGATTGTCTATAAAATACTGATCTCTACTAATAGGATCACCAGAACCAGTACGTCTAGAAAACCAATAATTATTATTAATAGAATATGATATTAATTGTTCTCTTGTTACTAACATATTTTATAAACCTTTTACTCTAAAACATTACTACTTATTTGTCGTCTTGGATCATTAGTAAATGTATAATCAGACGATTCATATAAAGGAGCTCTTACAAAATCCATCTTCATACCGCCATTACTTCCGGTACTACCTGAACCACCTTGTCCATTACCACCAAAAGAATACACTTCAATGATTTCATGTATATATAGAACTGTGCTGGCAATATTATAAAAAGTATTTTTAAACTCTTCCATAAATGTATCATAGTCTACATCTGGTGGTACTTCAACTGCTACATTACAGTGATTTGTCGGATACCAGTTAGTAGGACGATCCCATTCAAACCATTCAATCCACTGACCTTTAATTTCATCTGTAACTAATCCATAATCATAATAATCTGTTATTTGACTTTCTGTTATAGATCCATAATCTTCTGTAGGCTTATTTGGTCCAGGTTGTGGAACTGCAATATAACCATTATATTGAATATTCAAATTGTTTTCTATATTTATTTTTCTTCTAATACCTGCAATTGTAACATAAGGTATTGTAGGATCTGCTGACAACTCTTCATCCGTTACTATTTCTTCAGTCAATACAGAAGTTGTTCTATAGTCTTTATTATTATCATCTTTTACAAAACACGGTTGAATATAAAAGCCATCTTCATTATGATTTTGACTTGATACTTGACTATAATCATAATGTTCTTGAATTTCTAATAAACCTTCATAAACTGGTGTATTTGTTAAAATATCATCATTATTAGCTAAAGCACCTACTTGACCATAATCATCTACAGGAAATACATATTCCTTTTTATATTCCGCACCTAAATCTTCAGCAGTTCTGAATGTAACATATCTTTGAATAATATCATTAGCATCATTAATATCTTCAATAGGTGTAAATAATTGTTCAAGTTTTACGATATGAGAATTATTAGCTAATAAATTATATTGGTTATATGAAGCTTTTGTACCTACTTTTTTATAAAAGCTTGTTAATTCTTCTAATACTTCATGTCTTTTTTCTAAAGAATAATCATTAATTTTAAATTTAAGACCCATAAACTCTAAAGCTTTATTAATTTCAGTAGAGCTTACGTTATATAAACTTCTAATATTATTTAATCTTTGTATTTCATCATACGCTTCATCTAATACTACAGTTTGAAATCCTTGTAATAATTCAGGAAGCAATGTATTATTCAAATCAAATTGTGATAAATATCTGAGTATAGACCTTGCACTCGGTACTTGACAATACCATTCTGAAGATGCATATAATGTTGTAGAAAATGGATAAATGGTCATACATTTAAGATCATATGTTTCAAAATCATCATCTACAACCATTAAACAACCATCTTTATCGACTTCTCTAATAAAAAATCCTTTTCGTAAATCATCAATAGCTAATCTAGCGATCGTTTGAAATGTACATATTGTATCATATAATATCGGTAACTTATTTCCAAAATCATCTAATGGACCATATGTAAAATAACCTGGAGTTTCTTCAAATTCGTAATTTGTGATATTATTCGGTAATCTATAATATTGAATTACTGTTGAACTATGATCTATTGCAAGATTTATACGAACTTTATCATCTTCTTTTGTAAGATATTTACGATCTAATAACTTATTATTCATAAAGAATAAATATTTTGTATAATCATAATCAGCTAATGTAAATGTATTATTGTAGTAATCATAATTTAAGTCAGCAGTTGTTACTAAACCTTTATATTCTAATTCTGGTGATGTTATAATTATTACATCACTAATTGATTTTTCTGAATAAATAGATTTTATCAAAATAGAATTATCATTAACAACAGTATATGAAGATGGATCAACATGATAACCATTTATAAACAATAGTATACCAGAAGTTTGCAATCCTGATAACGTTTGGTTATGTGTATCCATTCCAGTTATAATAGTATTTGCATTTTTAAGACTTATTTTGTATTCATAGTAATTAAATACATTATTTGCAATATATAATACTAATGATTCTTCAATGTCATTTGAAACAGTAACAGTATTTGCATTTAATACATATTGATTTCGCATCATTGCTTTGTTATTATTAAATGCAAGAGTAGTAACATTTACGTTAGTTACTGTCATTTGCTGATTTGTAAAAATTTTATTTAAGTCAGTTACTGTTTGTACCATTTTTAATACTCTGCTACTGTTTCAATAACATCAATGTATGAAGAAATTAGTAATCCATTCATTGGAATGTCAACATTATCATTTGGAACAATTACCTTACACCAATTAACATTTGGAGTAGACATAACAGCTGTATAAATATCAGAAAGCTTGAGTCCTTTACCAATATAATCAGAAGTTACTTCAAATAACTTTGCAACATTGTTTTTAATATTCTGAATAATAATACCTGATGTCATAGCAGCTGTCGTATTTAATTCAGCTTTGATTGTAATACCAACTTGAATAATCTCAGGTTGTTTATATTCTAAGAATGTTGTAAAGTGATTAAATTGTTCGATAATTGGTTGATCAGCTCTATTAATATTTTGTGTATCAATTCTGTTACCAACAAAAGATGCACTCATTTGTAAATTATAATTTGGAGTAATAATTATACTTGCACCATTACCAAGTCTCCATTCACCATTTGATAAATAACCAGACATAGGTGTATTTTTAAGACGTAATTTAAGACCAGCGCCAAGTAATAATCCACCACCGTTTGGACTTGAAACTAATTCTGTCTCATATACTGTATTACCACCAAGTGCAAGACCTAAAGTTTTATTATAATCTGATAAAATAACAACAGATGTGACATTACCAAGATTATCTGAAGAAACACCTGTTACTCTAAATCTAATACCAGTATATTCAGTCTCACCATTTTGTTTTAAAACTACTTCTACAATATCATTTTGTTTATATTTTGTACCTTGAACTTCACCAATAGTAGTATCAATTCGTCCAGTTGTAGAAGAACCAGTTTCATAATGATCTATTCTATAAACGATAGTACTATCTAACGATACAGGTGCTGTAGTTCTGATCATTTCTGTACCAGTTAAAGCGGTATTATCTTCACCAATTCTTACATTAAATATACCATTATCGACGTTTACTAAATCAACATAAAATGGAATTTTTGTATTTTCATTTTCGAATACATAAGCTAAAATATTACCATCTCTATATCCATTTTCTTTAGTAATACCACTTAATTGAGTTGTATAATAATACATAGGTAATTTATCTGTATTAATAAGTTTTTCACTTATTTTTGTATCTACAGCCATACCTGCATTATCACCAGCAGCTTCTGTATCTGGATATCTTTCGTTACTTGGACCAATATCTCCTTCTTGTGGAAAGATAATTCTAAATTTACTATTATCTGCATAATATAAAACAGAAGCATCTTCAGAATACATAACTTTCATTTTATTTAATGTTACAAATTTTAATCCTTTAAGATTATCCTCTGTTGAATAAAATTCAATTACATAATATCTATAACTATCAAATTCAGGATTACCTTCACTGTCCATTGTACCTCTAAAACAACTTGTAGGATACCAATCTGACCAGTTATCATTTGTATTATTATAAGGACTTACTAAATCTTCTCTTTCTGATAATTTTACCCAGTCTTTACTATTACGGATATTACTTAAAGATGGCATTGGTGTAACATTAGTACCAAAAATACACATTGTAGAAGGATAAGGACCTTCTGAAGGATTTTCTGCTCTAAATTTAACGCCTGCTATTGATATATTTCTATTTGAAAATGTAGAGAAATCAAATATAATTTGAACAGGTTGTAATAACGTTGGTTCTCTTAAGCTCTGATAATATTTTAAGTAGCTCATATCTGAGCGAGCATTCTGAATAGGATCTGGGAATGCTTCTGTAATATTAGAATCTGTAATATCATTTGTATAAACTACTGGAGAACCATCCATCTCTGTCATAGCTATTTTAACAGTTAATCCTGTACCATTTCTTGAACCAGACGAATATGTTGTTGCATATTCATTACCGGTAGGATATTCCATTCTAGCTCTATATTTTACAAGTTTAGCTTCAGTAACTGAACCATTCAAATCTACATTGATAACACTAACGTATAAGTCGTTGTTAGTTCCAGTTAAGATTAAAACATCACCAATTTGATAGTTTTGTCCTGGATTTACTATACTTGCTAATCTTGCATAATACATCTTCATCATAGTATTCTTCCAATCTTCTAGAATACTATCTCTAGGATCTTGGCTATTATCATTTATAAATAAATATCCTTTAGCACCAGTATCCTGAATTAATACATTAGCAGTAGTATCTTTTAAATTTTGAATTCTGAATGAAAATGATCCATAAAAGCCTCTTTCACTATAAAGACCACTATCTAAAACATCTTCTTCCATAATTTCATTAATTGCAAAATATGGATATTCTTGGAATGATTTAATACCTGTATAATAAACCATATTCATCATTAAAGCATCATAAGCACCTATCTTATCAGCTTCTTCGTATTCTCCCCAAACAGAAGATGTAATGTAACCACACTTATTCTGTAAAAGAGCATTGTAATCTTGTCTACGAACAGCTCTATGACCAGATGCAAAAATATATGGTGAAGTCTGACTTAATACATCTAATGACTGTCTTCCAAAACCACCATAAGCAGTTGTAATTGTTTCAATATCTACATTTAATACATCTTGATTACCATAGTTATCAGAAAATACTAATTCTGAAGCCAATGCACCTGATATATTCTTTTCTTGTATATTACCATCTGTACCTTCATTAGATACATATTTAATTCTTACAGCACTTCCAGACGTTGGTAAACTTGCAAGCTGATTATCACCAAATTTAATATAGCTACGACCATCAGAATCTGTTCGTAATACAACAGTCTTCATTACTGAAGAATCTAATACATAATTCTTATCATATTCTAAGAAAGAATCATCAACATTCCATTCTTCACCATTTACATATACTTTAATATAGTTATGATTACATTTCCAATTTGAACTAAAATAAATCTTTTCGTTTGGAATACCAGATGTATATTTATTAACCTCTATCATTTCACCTTGTACTAATACAATCTCACTCATTGTAGATACATTAGCCGGTAACATAATAGCAGAAGGGTTAAAGAAATTCTTATTTTGAATAATAAATTGAGTTTCCGCAGGAATGGTTGTTGCAATACCTATAAAATTATTTTTAGTAATCTTAACTTGTACTTGAGAAGAAACATTACCATGTAAACTATTTCCTAAAGTCTCAGCTAATTGATAAATAGCAGCTTCAGAAAATGCAGTTGGACAGTATACATTTGCTAAAGACGAAACGATGGTATATTGTAGCATCGCTCCGTATGCAGCAAATACGTTTAATAATGCTTGACCTGTATCTGAAGGAAATAATGCTTGAAATGAAGGAGCATCCGCATTCCATTGCTCTGTCAAAGCACTCTTTAAACTGCCAACATCATATATAATATTATCTAATTTCATATTCTATTCTCACTAACTATTTTGTATA